CGGCGTCGGAGTTGGCGTAGGCGGAGCCGAGTTCGTCGCCCCTCCGGTCGCCCCGGTGAAGAACACGTCCCCGGTGTTCACGTCGATCTTGAAATTGTCGGCGTCGACCACCGACACCACGCGCCAGAACTGGCCGTTGAGGACATCCCCCATTTCACCGTCGACACCTTCGATGTAGACGAGGTTGCCCGCCTCGTAGCCGTGGTAGGCCACCGTAACGACCGCCTGCGAAGCGCTGGTGATGTTGGTGATAGCCAGTTCGTCCTCAAGCACTCGGCCACCGAAGGCCGACATCGCGAAGTAGGCCTGCCCCATCTCGATAGCATAGGCCTGCTCGCTGGAGAACTGGAAAGGGATCAGGCGCACGTTGTTGCTGGCGTCATCCTCCAGCACTTCCGAGACGATCTCGAAGCCGGGGCGCTTCTCCAGCCCGCCGAACTTCATCACCACGACATTGCGCGCGCGCTTGACTGCCGACCTCCACGCATCGACATCGTAGCGGCCATAGAGTTGCGGCCCGATCTCGCCCTTCGAGAAGTTGGATTGCGGGCTGCGGAAGGCCATCAGAGCAGGCCCTCACGAGCGAGTTCCGCTTCGGAGACGTAGCGGTCTTGGAAGTCGGGCGAGCGATTGCGTGCGTCGGCGATAGCGCGCCCTCGCGACATCTCTGCGGCGCGAGCCATCTGGTCGGCCAACTTGGCATCCCGCTTGACCGAGAGAGCGAGGCGCGCGGCCAGTTCATCGACGGCGGCGCGGCGCATCAGCGGGCGAAGGTCTTGCGCGGTCAGGTTCTCGCGCGTGTAGACGAGGATCGCGTTCTCGGTGTTGGTGTAGATTTTCCCGCTCTCGGCAAGAAAGCGGATGGGATAGGCGTCCTGCACCGGAAGCGTGTAGGGGCCGCGCTCCGGCAGGCTGGTTGCTGCCTCTTCGGCTCCGCGAACCGCAATAGGGTCCGACATATCGCTCGGCGCGGCGTAAGCGTATTCCCACTCAGCAGGGCGGTCGTTGGCCGCCTGAGCCAGCGTCACGCGCTTCACCAGTTCCGGCCACTCGGTCCACTCGGCCATCTCTTCGAGCACGAGCGGAAGGTGGAAGGCCGCCTCGCTGGCCTCCGTCGAGGTCTCTTCGAGGCTTGCGATAGTCCCCTTGCCAATGCGCGAGACCGCTTCCTGCGCAATGGAGATGTCGGTGGTGCTCATGCTGCCTCCTTGCCGCCACTGGGGCGCGGATTGAATCGTCAGGCTGGCTGGATGATGACGCTCGACAGCACGAGACCGTCCGTATTGGAGGTGAAGCGGATGCCGAGGCCCGTTGTCCCCATCGTGAAGGTCTGGTCTATGGGTGAGGCCGGGGTGTTGACTAGCGTTGCGCCCGCGCCGCCCGAGCGGATGCTGACGAGGGTGCCGCCAGTCACGGTGGCCCTAACGCGGTAGTCGCTGCCCTCGACAAGCTGGCCGACACCGAACCGCGCCTCCGTTTGGGAGATGCCCTCGTGCGTGTAGGTGCCGTCGCCGTTGTCGACCCACGAACTGCCGGAGAAGGTCGGGGTGTCAGCGAGGTTGTCGGTGATTGTGATCGAGAGCGCCGTGTCGCGCGTGACCCCTTCGAGGCTTTCGCGCAGCGTGAAGTTCGCGGTTCCCGAAGTGGTTGGTCGCCCCGTGATGCTCCGCGCGCCGCTGTTGAGCGACATGCCTGCCGGGAGCGATCCAGATAGCACACTGATCGTCGACCCTGCGGTCGCGCCAGAGATGTTGCTGGTCGAGGAGATCGACTGGATGTGGCTGCTGTCGTCGAGCGCCAAGGCATTGAGTTCGATGCTGACAGCCGCCGTCACGGCAACGAAGTCGAGGTTCTGGCCGAAGTCTGCCTTCGGTGTGCCGCCCAGCGCGGCCACCAGTTCCTTGAGTAGCGCGCCTCGCGTGTGCTTGGTCGGGGTGCCCCCGACTGCGGTAATTGCCTCGCGCAACAGGTCGGTGGCGGAGTGTTTGGTCGGAGTGCCGCCATAGGCTGTCACCAGTTCACGCAACGCGGAGGTGAGCACGAAGGATTGCGGCGTCCCGCCGTTGGCGGTGATGGCATCTCGTATCTGGGTAATCATCGGCCTCTCCTGAAAAAAAGGGCGGCGCATGGTTTCCCGCGCGCCGCCCTTCCCCCGTGACGAACTGGGTTACTCGTCGTCGGCCTTGCGGGGCCGCTTGTTCTGCTCGGCCTTGGTGCCGCCCTCCAGCCGGTCGATGCGGGTGTGGAGGTCGGGTCCGACCGCGAACTGGTTGCCGTGGGCCTCGTCGAGACCTTCGGCTTCCTTGCCGCCGACTTCTTCCATCCACTCGCCCTGCGGCATGTCGGTGGTGAAGACCTTCCCGGCAGGGATGAAGCCCTGCCGGTAATCGGTCCCGGCAGTCAGGGCGCGATAGGTCTTCGGCTCCTTGCTGCGACGGCTCAGGATCGTTTCGCGCGCTTCGCCTTTCGGCTGGGCGCGCTTCACGCTGAAACCCTTCTTGCCGGTCTCACTGGCCTGAGCCAGACGGCCTTCGAGTTCGGCGACCTTCTTTTCGAGGGCGTCGATCTCCTGCTGGTTCTGCTTGACGGTCATGTCAGTTACTCCTGTCTTCTGGCCTTAGAGGTAGTGGCGACCGAGGTTGTTCTGGCGAGCGGCAACGACACCTGCGGTGATCGCGCCCGTGGTCGGCGCGGTGCCGGTCACGTCGTAGAACAGGCGCAGGTAGCGCTGATTGGCCCCTTCGGGAATGAAGTCGGGGAACTCCAGCTTCTCACCGGCAGCAAGGTCGGCGAGGGCGTAGGTCCGCGAGGCGACTTCCTTCGGGGAGGCGAAGTTCTCGACCGTATCAACCTGCACCGAAATGGTGAGGCTGGTGAGGTTGTTGAACGTCTCCGTCAGGTAGGCGTAGATCGGAACGGGGGTGCCGATGCCGATGTCGCGCGTGAGCGGGTTCGCATGGCCGAACGGGGTGCCGGTGGCACCGAGGTCGACGATGTTGTCGCTCGCTTCGTCCCCAGTGACAGCCTGCGCGTCGCTGAAGATCAGGGTGTTGTCGTAGATCATGGTTTTGTCCCTTCTTCCTTGGGCGCTTACGAGAGCGCAGCTTCGGTGGAGAGGATGCTGTCATCCTCGCGGATCGGGATGCCGCGCCACGACATCACTTCCTGACCCATGAGTTCCATCGGGCGGAGACGGACGAAGCTGTCCGATGCGCCGCCGTTGGTGCCCAGCATGTCGAGGACTTCGAGCATCTGCCGGTTCATGTAGAGGACCGTGCGGCCATCTGCGGGCTTACCTTCGCCGTTGAACTTGTAGTGGCGGCGACCGTTCAGCGAGTAGTAGAGGTTGCGGAGCAGCGCGTAGACATCGACGTTGCCAGCCAGAGCCTCGCTCACGTCGATGTTCGCGATGCGCCCGGTCGAGCGCCAGTCCTTGACCGTCAGGCCGACGTGCTGCTCGAACTTCTCTTCGCGGACGTAGTAGGCGTTGCCATCGGCGTCGAGAACGCGCTGGCGGCCCATGTCTTCCTGCGTGACGCCTGCGGTGATGCCCTCGGGCGTAATCATCGAAGCGTGGCCATCGCCGTGCGTGACCATCCAGATCGAGGTGTTGTCCGAGCCGCTCCCGCCACCAGCAACGACGCACGGGTTGGCCAGCGTATTGTAACGCGGGCCGAGGCCGTGGAACTTCTTGCCGTTCACGTTCACGTCGGAATACCAGATCGACTGGCTGACTTCCTGCGCGATGGCTTCGAGGAAGCCGACGCCTTCGCTGCGGCGCATGGCAGCAGCCTTCTCGCCATACAGCTTGAGCAGGCGCTCATCGACGGTCGACAGACCCTCGACGAAGCCGGTCGTGTCTTCGACCTGCGTGTAGTTGCCCTTGCTCTGCGGGATGCCCTGATAGAGCGCGCCCCACGTCACCGAGGGCAGGCCGGTGCGAACGCCGACGACGTGCTTGGTGCCCTTGTTGGCGGTCATCACGTTCGCGTCCTGCATGAACGGCGTGAGGATGTGCAGTGCCTCAACGATCTCCCACATGCCGTCCCCACCGGACTTCATCTGGTCGATCAGGTTGAGATAGGTCGTGCCGAGAGTGGCCATTGCTTATTCCCTTCCTTGATTAATCCGTTTTGTAGCGGTCTTCCCAGCCGCTAACCTTTTCTTCGCTGGCCGAGTTCGACCGTGCGAAAGTTCCATCCTCACCCGCCAGTTCGCCTAGCTGCCGGAAGGTGCGGATAACGTCGGGGTGATTGCCGAAGCCGCTCTCATCGAGAGCCTTGCGGAAGGGATGCCCCTTCGTGAAACCCATCGCATCGAGACCAACGGCAGCCTTCGCCACGCTTTCCTTCTGGTTCGAGCCGCCGATGTCGGGATCGGCCTTGAAGCTATCGAGCCATTCCTTGCGCTGCGCAGCGCCCGCGTCGATGACCTGCTGGATCGCCGACTGCTGGCCGTTGGCAAGCATCTTCTGTGCGAGCGGCATCAGCTTGTTGGCCTGCTCGTTCGAGAGGTTCATCTCGCGCAGAACCGGATCAGCCTCGGCCACCAGTTCCTCGTCGAGCGAGATGTCGTTGCCCTCGGCGTCCTTCAGCGAGAACTCGTATTTCTCGGGCGCGCCTTCCGCTTCTTCAGCGTCATCGCCGCCCTCGTCACCTTCGCCTTCGCCTTCGCCTTCGCCAGCATCGTCGCCGCCATCACCAAGGAGTGTGCCCTCGGTGTCGTCACCGCCCTTGTCGGCGGCGGCGTCGTTGGTGTCGGGCGACTTGCCTGCGTCGCTTTCAGCGGTCGCGTCCGTAGTGGTCGCGGCATCGGTTTCAGCGCTCGGCGTCGTCGTCGAGGTCGTCGTATCGGTCGTAGTCGTCGTGTCGAGGGGTTCGTCTGCCACTGGGTTTCTCCTTGGGGTTCATGGCTTCACGGAGGACTGCATCAAGCGTGGCGATGGCGGTGCCATCGGGAGAGCGCAGCACATCGGGCTGCCCTTCTTCTGCCATCAGCAGTATTTCGTGCCCCAAGCTGCGGCGTCCCTCATGCCATTCGAGGCATTGGTCACGCACTGAGCGCCCATCGGCAGCAGTGTTATTGCTGACGATCCCGGCGCTTTGAATCGCGTCGTAGAGGAAGCGCAGGAACTCGGGTCGCGAAAGCAGGAACTCGGCGTCTTGAGCGGTGCAGGTTGTCACATCAGGCCCTTACTGCGGCATCAGGCGGTCGATGGCCGACTTGCCGGTTGCATCGGCCTCGGAGAGCAGGCGAGCCGCCTCCGCGCCGTCCTTGAGCGCGGGCATGGCCCCGGCTGCCTGCATCATCTGCTCTTGCTGGGCGCGCGCCTTGCGGTCGCTTTCCGCCTCCTTGCTCGAACGGATTATGCGGGGCGGCGAACCGGCGCGCTCGGCGTATTCGTCGATCAGTTCGTCGACATCCAGCTTGTCGGCGGCATCCGGCTTCAGGCCTGCGACGTTGCCGATGAAGGCTGCGGTGCGCTCGATCTGGCCGATGCCGACCATGCGCTGCATCTGGGTGAGGATCGATACGAACTCCACGTCGATTGGCATGTTCGAGATGGCCTCGGGCACGGGTGGGAGCAGGCCGCCGCGCAGCATGATGCCGTAGGTGCGCTCGACCACGATCTCCAGCTTCTCGGTCGACACGCGCTCGATCACGGGGCCAAGCTGGGTCAGCTTCTCCTCGTTGCGTGCAGCGATCTCCTCGACCGTGCGAGGCTGGATGCCGCGCATGTTGGTGATGGCGTTGAACAGGTCGGCATAGGATAGGCCGTCGATCTGAGTGCGCTGGCCGTTGATCTTTTCTTCAATCGCCGCAACCGCCTGATAGGGCGGGGCGTAAGGGACGAACACGTTGTCCTTGGTCACTCCGCTGGCGGTGCGAACCGAGCGCGGCTGGCCGGTGAGGCGAATGCCGGGAGGGGCCACCTTTTCGGGGAAGGCTAGCTGGTCGATGACCTCGTTCTGGCGGCGCACCTGCATCTGGAGTTCGCGCAGGGCAGGCAGCGCATCCATGCCGGGGGACGAGCCATAAGTCTCGCCGCTGGCAACGTCCCAGCGCGAGGCCCAGAACGGCTGCTCGTGGTGGCCGCTCTCGCGGATCACCTGATTGGCCTCGTCGTCCTTGTCCCAGTAGACCGAGCGCCACGGCTTCGACCCGAAGCGCCCCGGCTCGAAGTCGCTGTTCGGCTCAATCGCGTGGTAGATGTCGATGATGTCGGTGTAGCTGCTCTGATCGTAGAGCCGCTTGACGCGCTTGGGCGTGTCGCTCTTGAAGGTCTGAACGACTTCGCGAACGGTCATCGGGGCGACGCGATAGAGCACGTCCGGTCGCATCGCGTCGCCGCAAGCGATCCAGTATTCCCCCGCCGTGAGGTTGTGACAGACAGCCCCCTCTTCAGGGTGGTCCAGCATGATGCAGGCCTCGGTGCCAAACAGGCCCATCTCGGCATACCCAGCCTTGGCTGCGCCGTAGAAGTTGGTGCCGGAGAGGAAGCTATACATGCGCTTTTCGACTTCCGAGAGCCAGTCGCGCACGCCGTCCTCTTCCATCATGTCGGAGTTCTTGAGCGTGAGAGTGAACCACGGGCGAGATGCGGAGGTGAGGCCGCTGGTCATGCCGTTGGTCAGGGTGCGGAACGCTTCGATCCCGTGCGGGTCGAGAAGCTTGCTGTTCCAGTTACGCCGCGTCGTGCGGTCGGCTTTGCCCGTCCTGCTTCCGCTCCTGCCGTTCCTCGACCCCGTGAGAAAGCGCGAGCGGAAAGGCTGCGCGAGGCGCGCAATGTCGAACCACTCTTCCTCGTAGTCGGTGCGCAGCGACTTGAGGGCGTCGAGCCGGTTCTCGCACTTCTGGCGGAGTGAAGTCATCAGCCGAGTTTGGGCTGTGCTACCGAAGGCGTGCCGAGCGCGCCCTGTGGCGTCGTGATAAGACCGGCCATGACTGCGCGGCGGGTCTTCTTGAAGTCCTCGGGCGATGTCGGGGCACCGCCATCAGGCTGGCTGGGCTGCTGCCGCTCGGGGATGGTCGGAATGTCGGGTGCAGAGCAGATGGTTGCCTCCTGTGTCTGGAGGCTCGGACCTACGCCGGGGGTGCTCTCGATTGAATCGCTGGCACGGGAGGAGGGACTTGAACCCTCACGGTGCGGTTTTGGAGACCGACCGGCTCAACCAGCGCTCACCCGCCTAGCTGCTGGGGGGGAACAGTTGGTTACACTGGCGCTCCCCGCCCCCAGCGGAGCGCGAGATCGCTATGGCACAAAAAGGGGGCCGGTCCAATGGAGAAAGACCGGCCCCAGTCTGGGAGGTGTCATGCGTCAGGAGAACGGGTATCTCCTCACAATTCGGAGTAGCGGTCGTAGGGCTTCTCCGGCTCTGGTTCTGGCGGGGGAAGGTCCTTCGTGCGGTCCCTCTCCCACCTCTGGCGCAGCCCCGACGCATTGCGCTGGAGCCAGAGGCGGTCATGCCCCAAAACCGCCTGCCGTGCAAGCCATGCCTCGAACGGATCAGAGGGCATCTGGGCCTGCACGCGCGGAGGGAGGGGGGGCTGGTAGGTCACTGGCGCAGCACGTCCTCTTCGCTGGGCACGTCCATCAGTTCTGCGCCTTGATCGTCACGGTCGTCTTTCCGCGCTCGTTTTCGCAGTGGATCGTCGACCACTCGGCCTTCGGGCAACCAGCGCCTTCCAGCACCAGCACCACCAGACCCTCACTCTGCTCCGAACCGACGATCTGCACCGGGCAGATGGTGGCCAGCATCGGCAGCATGGACGGCGAGACCTTGACCTTGGTGCGCGGGGGTTTCTTCTCGATGATGGGCAGGCTTCGGTCAGTCAAGTTCATTGTAGCGCTCCTCGTAGTTGTAGCTGCCATGACGCTGGTAGTGCTCAACGTCCTGATAGCCGGGGACCGAGCGCGGCATCACCGGCTCGGAGAATGTGCAGGCCAGCGCGTCGCCCCAGTCAGGCGAGGGCAGGTCGCGCTTCTTCATGTCCTTCTTGCGCTCCAGCAGTATCGCATCGTCACCGTCAAAGCCATACTCGGGGCCGGTGAGGTCATCGAGCAGGCGTTGCTCTTCGGGGATCGAGCCGCGCGTGAGCCAGTGACGCATCTTCGTCCAGATCAGCGAGCGCTTGTTCGCGCACTTCACCGAGATGCCGGGGTCGAGTTCGGTCTCGCCGCCCTTGCCGCCGAACCACACCTCCATGACCGGGATGTCTGGGCCGAGAAGCTGGCGGAGGCGGTCGATCACCGCGCCGCCGATATTGCCCGCGTCGACCATGATGGCGTCGGGATTGTCCCGGCGAGCCTCCAGCGCGATGTCGCTGGCGATGGTCATGCTGTCCATGTGATCCCACGTCTTCCACGGGCGAGACACCGCATCCCGGCCACACCGCTTCGCGAGCACGCTGGTATCGTCTCCGAAGCGCGCCATGTCGACGCCATAGATCAGCGGGTCGCTGGCCAGCCGGTCAGGGGCGGAGCGGGTCTGGGCGCTCTCTGCGAGGTCCATGCCGATGAACTGCATCGACGAGGCCGAGGGGAACATGCCGCGCACGCGGACGCGAGCGATGTCGCTGTCCTCGCCGTAAGTCGCCACGAGTTCCTCCAGATATTTCTTGTTGGTGCCCTCCACCGTGCGGCTGTCGAGAGACTTCGCACTCCACAACGCTCTATCTGCCCCGAACGTGCGACGGAATGCGCCAGTGTTCTTGGTGGGATTGCCGAAAGCGAGCCAGATGATCTCGGTGTTTTCGTCGGTCAGCGCGCCCAGCGACACCTCCCACACCTTGTCCGCGATACCCGACGCCTCATCGAAGATCAGGACGATGCGCTTGCCCTGATTGTGCAGGCCCGCGAAGGCCTCGGTATTCTTCTCGCTCCACGTCACGAGGTCGGAGCGCCACGACTTGCTATGCCCCGGCTCGGTCGAGACCAGCGACATCGCGTTCTCCTTGAACCAGTCCTGCGTGATCGAGAGGCTGTTCCACTTCGCGATCTCGGGGCTGGTCTTCGTGAGAAGCTGGGTCTCGGTGTTGGCGGTGATGACGACGCGCGTGTCGACCAGAGTGTCGATGGCCCACTTGTTGAGCATGGAGACCAGCGCCGACTTCCCGACGCCGTGCCCGGTGGCCTCCGACATCCTGAGCGGCTGGTGGCGGGTCAGCGGGTTCGCAAGGTGCTCGCCGATCTCGATCATCCGCTCGCGCTGCCACGACCTCGGCCCCTGCGCGCCGGGTAGGCGCTCACTATCCCACGGGTAGCAGAACAGGGCGTGCTTCAGCGGCGAGTAGCGGAACTCGCCAATTCGACGCGCCAGTTCGATTGAGGGGTCTTCAGTCGGCATCCGGCGAGACTAGCCTGAAAGCGCTAGGATGCACCACCTCGAACATATCGTCCTCACCCATCTGCGCGCCAGCGATACCGTAGAGCATCAGGTTGGCGGACATCTCGTTGATGGCTTTGCCGTGCTTCTGGAGTAGGTGTTCTGCGGTCTCGTCGAGCGTCTTCTGGCAGCGCCACTCAACAACGCCGATCCGCGCGACATCAACCTCGACGCGGGGGTTCTCCTTGTCGGGCGCGCAGAACTTGTAGTCGGGCAGGAAGCGCGCATCGTTAACGCCCAGCGCTTCGGCGATGCCGTCAATATAGGGCTTCATCCGGTTGGCGAAGTTCACGCGGTCGCTGCGGCGGTCGGGCGGGTAGAAGCGCATCTCGATCAGGATGTCGGCCTTATCCCCCGGCAGGCTAAAGCGCGTCTTGTGCTCCATCGTCGTGGCCCATGCCAGCGCGCGGGCGCGCTTCACGGTCGGCGCGTGCTTACGCCAACCGCCGCTGTTGTGCCCTGACAGTTTCGCGGTCGGGAAGGGGAGGATGATCGTCGGGTTCATTGCCAAACCACTCGCACCTCTTCCTTCTGGTCATGGTCAACCTCGAAGGGCAGGCCGGTGATGGTGTTGACGCCAGTGCGAGAGCGGCAATCTGCCTGTCCAAGCATCCGCTTGTAACCCGCGTTCGATAGGACCACGCGATCTGGGTATTTCCCCACCTCGCGCAGCCTCGCCTCCTGCCGGATCACCTCCTCGACTATGCGTGACATGGCAGCCATTCTCCTCTGTCGTCTCGGCCCATCAGCACGAGGCCGAGGGCTTGGTTGTCGCCCTCCACCGACATGCGCGTGCGGAGCCGAAACTGCACGCCGTCGATCTGGAGGGCCTTGTGGTCGAGCATCCGGTCCATCCCAGATTGAATGCGGCGTGCGTTCTGGTGGACGTGCTCTTGCAGCTTACGGTCGGCGTCGAGCATCAGCGCTTCAGCCTGTCGCGTTCGATCTCATCGCGGGTGGCGAAATGAGTGAATGCCAGACCCAGCGCGAGCGCGAGCGCGGCGAGGCCGAGGTGGATCAGTGCCTCGATCATTCGTAGTTCGCCCCAGAGCGCGACCGATCAGGCCAGCGCACGAAGCCCAGCACGTCGGCCACGGCGAACACCGAGACGATGATCGCGGCGGCGGGCAGCACGGCCAGCCAGAACTTCAGACGCTCAACCATCGGCTCCACCCTTTTCCAATTCAGCCAGCCGCTTGTTGCCCTCGGCAATCGCGGAGGCCACGCTGCTGATCTTCTCGCCGTCGCTGGTCAGGTCCAGCTTCGCGCCATACTTCCTCGGAGCGATCATCTGCGCATACTTCAGGTGCGTTTCGACGATCAAGCGGCGGTGCCCGAGCATCTCCTTGCGCGTCACGCGGCGCTTCGCCCCGTCAGAGCCGACCTCCTGCATGATCTCCTCGCCCATCATCGGCGTGTTCGCGACATCCAGCGCCATGTCGATCCGAGCCTCGACCCCGTTTTGCCTCGCGCGCGCGAGATTGTCGCGGATGTCTTCGTCTCGCATGTGCCAGCGCCAGAACGTCGAGGGATGCGGCATCCCATCATCATCCTTAAGCACGCGGACGAGCGCTCGGCCAGAGGCTACCTGAGCGTATATGTGCTCAAGCTGCTGCTCTCTGGTGAAGGCTGGTGCCTCGTAGGGGATGATCTCTGTGCTCATAGCAGTGTCGGCTCTTGCGCCTCGTGCTCCTTGATCCAGTCCTGCACCTCGCGGGCCACCTCGACGTAACGCCGGGATGGGGTCTTCGAGACCTCCTGCCCTGCGCGGAACGAGGCCCAAACCTTGTTCCTCAAGCGCAGCGGCAGCTTATACCAGTGCTTGCGGCAACCCCAAACCGCTGGAGCGACGCGAGCCTTGCACCCCGGCCAATGGCAATGGTGCTTGCCGTCGTGACCCTTGGCGAGTTCGCCTCGAACGTAGTCGGCCTTTTGCGCGGTGCTGCTCATAGGGTCCAGATGATACCGGCGAGGCCGATTGCGACGATGCCGCTGATCCCGTGGAAGAACGCGTTGCGGTCGAGAGCGGCGATTGATGCGTCACGGTCGGAGCCGGGAAAGGCATCTTTCAGGCGGCGCACATAGATGTTGGCGAAGACCCAGTTCACGGCGCAATAAGCGGCGATGAAGCTGAGGGCCACGGGGATAATCTGGGAGAGGTTCATTTGACGCTCCTGTAGGGCTTGCGGTCGGTGTGACAGGTGCGCCCCTTCATCCCTCGGGGGACGTGCTTGCGGTTGGTCTTGCGGTCTGGGTGCGGCGCGGTGCTCTGTCCGGTCTTAATGATCTCTACCTCTCTGGCGCGCTGGTAGCGGGTGACGCGGATCAGGCCCTTGGTTTCGAGCATCTTCACCACGGTCGGAGCGACGCTTGTTGAGTTGCATCCGAGTTCCATTTCGATGTCGAGGTTGGAGGGGCATGGCTTGTTGTCGCGGGCCGCCGCTTCGATCATCCGGTATGTGATGGTCTCGAACTCGTTCAACTCAGTCTGCATACCGCCTCCACGCTATGCTCTGGCGCTGTAACGCAAAGGGGTTCTTCGAGCAAGATCATCGCGCAGGGCACCTCCCCTTAACGGTGTCCCACCTCGCGGTGGTCGTTTCGGGCAGGCCGATGCGGCGATTGAGTGCGAACAGATATAGCACTTCACACCGGGTCGGCTCTCGATCTCCCTTGTCGCAGTTGCATTCGACGCAGGCGAAGGCGTGGTTTCCGAGGTTGTTCTTGTCGAAGCGGGCCTTTTGGCCTGTTCGCGTGGGGCTGACGTGATCGACGCTCGGAGCGTGCGGACCGTAGTTGAAGCGGGGGTTCATCTCACCTCCGCACAGGTAGCAGCGACTGCCTTGGTGGAAGAGCCAGAGCATCTTCGCCACGAAGCTGATCTCCTTGACTGCCGGGCTACCCATTGGATGCCTCGGTCATGGCGCGGCGGGCGTTGAACTGATCCAAGCGCCAGAGGAAGTTGTCTGGCATTCGGGTGCGATAGTCGCCATCCACCTCGTCTAAGAACAGCGTGGCCTCAGTCAGTAATTGCGCTTCACTTTCACGCACCACAACGAACCCGGCTTGCTTGATCGCTGCTAGGGCGGCGTCGGCGTTGCGCGGGTAGCCTTCACTGTTCGGGATGGCTTCTCGGCTCTTCACCTCAGGCCATCCTCCTGCCTTGCGGTCATCGTTCAGCAGCGCGAGCGCTATCACTTCTCTAAGATCATCCATTGGATAGTTCCTTGTCGATGGCGGCGAGCCAGCCCCCCAGTGAAATTGTTAGTTCACCGCGTTCAAACGCAGTCTGGATGGCATCGTTCACCCGCTTGTTTTGCAACACGATGCCACGCTCTTTCTCTAGCCGTTCAATGCGGTCGGCTGCTTCGGTTAACGCCTTGTGAGGTTCGTTCTGCTTGGCTGCTTCGTATGCTTCCGCTCGCAGTCGATCCTTCAGTTTATCTGACATTGGTGTCTCCTGTGGCTAGGCGGCGAATGTCCCACGCGGCAAGTTCGCAGAGTGCGACAACGGCGAGCAACATTCCAACGCGCGTCCAGTCCCCGTCGAATGCAACCTTAATCGCTCCGCACAAGGCAAAGCCGCTTATCCAGTAAAGGCCTCTCGCCATCATCTATTCTCCTTCACTACTGGCGCGGTCACATTACTCTCCGTTGAGGTAATTGCGGAGGGCTAGGCCGGTTTCGGTGAGTGCATAGGTGGTGAACTCGTATGCGGGCGAGCAAGTTGAAATAAGCCCCAACTTCAACAAGGAATCCCTCACTCCAACCTCATTGGCGTAAGGCCGTCGGTGTTTGCGAGATAGGCTGCGAACGGCGATGCGCTCCGCCTCGGTCAGCTTCCCGGCTATTTCAGCGATGCTCTTATCCATTGTGGGCCTCCTGTGCGCGGAGGGCGGCGGCGCAGAGGGCGAGCGCGGGGGTGGCTGTGACTACCGACACAGCAACCCTTTGGAGCGTGTCGTTTGTAAGGTGTGCCTCAGGATACCCGTTCAAATTGTAGAGGTCGAAAAGCCACCCCTCCGGCACTAGCGTCATCGCGGCGTCGAGGGAGGCGGTGTAAGCGGGGCATTCGTAACGCACCTGCAATTCACCGACGGGCATGACGAAACCTGACGCACTGTTCGGGTCGGGCTGTAGTTCAATATCCATTCCGAAAGCAGCCTTCGGCAAGGGTGCGCCAACTGCTTTGAATATCTCCGCGTCCGTTTCCCTGCAAGGCCCCTCCAGCGCCTCGATCCGCTCGGCCAGCTTTGTTGTGTCGGTCATTGTGTTACTCCGGTTGGGGGTGGGCGAGCGCGGGGTAGTGAGCGAACAGCGCGGCGAGCGAAGACTTGGCGTCATAGTGGCTGATGAAAACACCCCCGTGTTCTATCCAACGATGCCGGTGCTGCGGCCAATCGTCGATCAGCACATCTCCTGCGTTCGCGTGGTCGCGTTTGTCCGCACTGCGGCACGTGATAATTGGCACGCCGGGGAAGTGCCGCGCTGCCCACGCAACCTTTTGCCCCTGCGCCCAATTGCCGCGCGGGCACCCGGTCAGAATTGTGGGGCAAAGATGCGCCACCCCCTCATACAATTCCATTGCGTCGGACATGAGCGGAAGAGTGCCGTAGAAGTCCGTTTCGTTCTCAAGTTCATGCCAGAACTGCTTGGAGCCGACCTGCACTTCATATTGGCGCGGGGGCACACCCCACAGCAATTCACCAGCCCTGTCGAAGTCGGCAAGGACGCCATCGCAATCAAGAAAGATGCGCGGCCCACCCTCGGTCTGTCGGCTATTCATCAACGCCTCCTTTGAGTGACCTGATGGCACGGGCGATGCCTTCGGCGTCTAGTTTCGAGTTGACGTAGTAATCAGCCCAATGATCCGCCACCTTCGCAGCCTCTTCCAGCGCTACATCCCTATCGGAGAGGGCGGCGAGGATGCGGTCGCGAAGGTCGGACGAAATGCGAACGTGGCTGTCGCCCTTCTCCCCGGTGTCCACGTTCAGGACCAGCGTGTATTCGGGGCTATCCCGCAACTCCCTCACCAGCGCGCTATCGGCCTTTGGGGCGGGACGGGCGTTCCATGCGGCGATTGCTTCATCTGCGCTGTCGTAGAACGGGGCTTCAATGTTACACCCGTAGCACTGCACACGCCGAGAAGGACCGGAGTTATCCGACCCCTCAGCAGGATCGCAAAGCAGCCCCAAGTTCTCGCCGCTGGCCCTGCAAAACGGGCACGGCTTCAATTCATCCGCCATCATCAATCTCCAAACTCTCTGCAAATATCCTCGAAGCGCGGGAGCATCTTGCGTCCGTCCGCTTCTGCTGCCTTGCGTCCTCGCGCTGTAATCGCTGCTCGCAATTGCGCCTGTTCGCGCTCGATGCGCTTGAAGGCGGCGATCTGCTCGGCAAGCGAGGGTTCTGCGCCTGCTTTGACCAAGCGGGGCTTGTGGGCGCGGGTGGTCATGACAGGTTCTCCAACCTCCGCTCACGATATTGCTCGTATCTGTAGTCGGCTTCCTCGGCCTCGCGCTCGGCCCAATCCTCTAGCGCGCGTCCAGTGGCCTCCTCGAAAACCGCACCCTCTTCATCTTGCGAGAGAAAAACAGCCTTGCCGGTCTTGGCATCGTCAATGCGGATAACCTCGACCTCTGCTCCCTCAGCGGGCTGCCAGTATGTCGCCGGAACTGGCGGGGTCATGGAATATGTCACCATGATCTCCGCCCCGCGCTTGCCGACAGTGGTGTAGAAAGTGAACTCGTCCACCATCAATTCTCCTGTCCTGTGCAGTCTTCCAAGACCGTTTCGATCTGTTCGCCCTTCGCCATCGCAACGTCGAACTGCTCCTGCGTGATGTAACCGGCGTTAAGGCCAGCCTCCAAGAGCGGCTTCGGCGTTGCGTTGATCTGCTCCTGCGTCATCTCGCGGGGTTCGGGCGGCGCGATCCTCGGCGGGCCATCTCCCGTGATCTCGCGCAGGAAGTTCTGGAGCCGCCGCGTTGCGACCGAGTGCCTGCGCCGCGCGTCCTCGGCGCGGTCGCGCACGATGCCTTCGACCTCGTTCAAGAACCGCATCGGCGTGTGGATCGCAGCCTCAGCGCCCTTCTGGGCGAACGCGAACGGCAGGTCCGAGAGTGCGCGGACCATCGCCGCCATCCACGCCTGCATCTGCTCCTCCGCCATTGTCGGAGCGATCTTCGCGCCGATTGCGGCCAGCGCGCGGATCAGCTTGTGCGTTCTCGGGCCGCGCTTGCCTTCCAACTGTCCGTTGGGTTCCACCTCACAGGCCGGGATGTTCATCACCGACAGCCGGTTGAGAGCAGCCTCGACAGCCGGGGCGCTTTCCGCCAGCGCCTTGGCGTCGTCATGTGTCCACCTCCCCATGTCGAGAGCCAGAGCCGCGAGATCGCGGTCAGGCGTCGAGCCACGGGGAGCGTTTGCCAGTTCGCCCATGATAATCCCCTTCGATAAGTTTGGGCAGGCTCTTCGCCTGCAATACGAAGTCCAGCGTGGCCTTGAACCCGCGCTCGCCGTTGCCGAGCAGGAAGCTGCTCGTCTCGATGCTTTCGATGGCGTCGACGATCTGCTCCACCTCGAACTCCTTCAGGCGTGCGTTGAGCGATTTCTTCCGCGCCTCGGTCAGCTTCACCACCTTCGACAATCCGCAACTCTCGGCTGTCCTGTTCCACACCTCCAGAATGCGATCATGGATTTGCGGCTGCTGTTCTCCGTTAGGAGAACTCTGGTTCTGGTTCTGGTTCTGGTTCTGGTTATCACTTACATTCCCAGTTGAAGCACTCTTCGGAACAGTCTTTGCGTCAGTGTTGGGATCACTCTTCGGAACAGTGTTGCGCCCCCCCTTCCCGCCGAAGGATCGCTTCTCCCATTGATCGAAGGCCCGCTCTGCCTCGTCCATCGCTCGCGCCACAGAGAGGCAGCCGTTGTCCAGCCGCTCGACCTTCCCCATCAGGATAAGGTCTTCGAGGATGGCCTCGGCCTCCGGCACGTCGGACAGCATCAGCCGCGCCTCCAGTGGGGGCACAGGCTTGGCGGTATCCCAGATGTAGCAGCAGATATCGAAGTAAACCGATCTGTGCATTCTCGGGAGGCGGGCGGTCCCGCCCACCCAGTCGGAGGGGAAGAAGCGGACATACGAGTGACGTTCGGCAGGCATTAGGCTTGCCTCGCCACAGGTTTCGCAATATGTGTCGTCATAGTTCATCGCTCCTCAGAAGCGCTGGATAGGCCGGGTTGAGCGCGTTTGTTCGTCCTTTCGCGCTCCCCGGCTGCCTTATGCTTCAATTCACTCACTCTGGCAACTTCACGCAACCGAGTAACTCCGTCTGACCAGAACGGATGCTCTGGCGTCTCCCTGCGCTCCCACGCATCGGTGGCCCATTTCAGCAGGTCAACGCCATAGCGAGCCGTGAAGCCTGCGTGGGTCAATCCCTCGACGCTGATCGGGTCAGCATCTTTCGGGTCGAACACCTTCTGGTGGTGCTGGGGGCACAGGGGGGTAACGCGCTCGTGCGAACGCGCTATCCGCTTGTGTCCGTCGCTGGTGACGTGGTGGATGGTGGCCGGTCGACCGCACACAAGGCAGCCGACCGAACGCACCAGTTTGTGAAATGCCCGCTCTTCCGTATTCGGATCGCGAGACGCTTTCTCTTTCATTCGACCATGCGTCACCCGCCCCTCGTTGCGCCGAGGCTTTTCGCGCTTGGGCTTGAGGGGCGAGCGACGGAGCACTTACGCGCCCTCGGGGTGGCCGTAGAAGGTCTGAGCCGGGGTGTCATTGCCGACACGCTCGACCGCTTCCTTCATGGCATCGGTGAAGGCCCGGTCGTGGCCCCACAGTTCGTAGAAGAACGAGATCGAACCCCGGCCCTTGCGCCAGCGCAGGCGAACCGGCAGGCGGTAGATCACGCCATCGCGAAAGATCGGGATGTCGATGAAGAACATCGTCGGCACTTCGGCCTTGATCCCGCCGACTTCGGTTTCGTGCTCCTCGTTCAGCGACAGGCTGAGTGCGCCGCTGGCGAGATTGGTCGCCTCGGACACCACGGCGTTCTCGTAAACCTTCAGGCTCTTCGCGAGAGCCGTGAGGGTCGACCAGTCGGCGATGTTCTTCTCGCCGCCCATCATCGTGACGAAGCGCGCGGCGCTCTCGGGCACCTTGTCCACTTCGGCGACTTCGAGAACGCGCTCTTCGAGGAACTGAGCGAACTCAGCCATCGTCAGCGCCTCACCGTCCTTCGCCATCCATGCGTTCCACTCGTCGGAGACCGGGAACTGGAAGACCGCCCGGTGCTCGCCGAAGCGATATTCGCCGTGGGCGGTCGAACCGCTAGCGTCGTCATCGGTCACGAGGCTGTCGGCCCGGTTGTAGTCGAGCACGGCGGTCATCGAAGGGTTGCTCTGCTCGTCGATCACGAACACCGCGCTGTCGCTGTCGCCGAAGCGGTTCACGAAGTCGATGAAGCTGTCGAGCGAGCGGAGGCGTGCCGTGCCCTTGCGGGCAGAGGGCTTGCCATTCACCCGGTCGAAGTCGGAGGGTTGCAGCGGCTGGTGCGAGCCGTTCGGGAACAGCAGGACCGGAAGCTGCTCGCGCGTCGCCGGATCGGTGATCGTGTCGATTTTCGCGTAGCTGTGGTCCGCGATGAACTCTGCGGTCTCGTGCAGAGCCTCGCCGACGCGGGTTTCGGTAACTTCGGACATTCAGATTTCCTTCGTCTTGAGGTTGGGCCGGAACCCCCGGCCCGAGGGGTTGGTTAGACCGTGCGCGGAGCGGAACCCGCCCCGGCGTAGTCATCCTTGGGGGCGCGGTCGCCGAACAGGGCGTTCTGTCCAGCCGGATTGCGCCCGAGCGAGCCGTCTTCGCCGAGGAACAGGGCGGTGCCATCGCGCTTCTGGACCGGGGCCTTCACGGTGTATTGCGGCGTGAGCACGAAGATGCCGTTGGCGAGCGACAGGTCCAGCGAGATGGTCAGCTTGCCCTTCGCCGAACCCTTGTTGTTGTGGGCGTGTGCTTCCATTTTCTCGGCCAGCTTGCGCATCTCACTGGAGACATCAGCGTTGAACTGGCCCCCTTCGAGCATCCGCAGCACGTCGGAGACGTAGCCGCTGCGCTTGGCGACAGGCTTGTTATCGGCAGCCACTACGCTGCGGGCGTCAACACCGCGCTCGTCGTCGGCGTCAAGGATTTCCCCGGTGCTGGGGGCGGCACGTTCATTCATCATTCGTCCTTTCGTTAGGAGGGAAGGTTGGCCGTCAGGATGTCGGCCATCTGAGCCGAGGTCGAGGAGAACCCGGCATCATTCTGGTGAACAGCGATGGCTTCGCGCATGGCGCGTTCCATGCTGGCAACGCGCGTTTCGAGGCGCTTGATCTGTTCGGCGCTGCTGATCTTCTGCTCGCGCTCCACGATGGGAGGCGGGTTGTGATGGAAGGCGCGGTCGATCCAGACCTTCGCCTCCTGCCCGTTGCCATTGGTCCGCACGCGCCCGGTGTCGAGTAGGCGGTTTTCTTCGACCAGTTCCGAGCGACGCTTCCGCAGGCTGCTCTCGGGGGTCTCGGGGCGCAGCGCCCAGAGATCGTGATCCGTAAAGCCATCGCGGCGGCGGGCAGCATAGTCGAGCACGATCTGGCGCAGCGAGGTGCGCTTCACCTGCACGGCAGCGGCGCGGCTGGTAGAGTGGTCGTCGCGGCGAACGGTGCCCTTCGGGGGGTGCGCCAGTTCAAAGAGGTCAGCCATGTTCGTTCTTCCTTCTGCGTTTAGCCTCTTCAAGCGCGGTGCGCAGTTCCGACAGAACCGCCATGCGCGCATCGTTTCCAGTGCGCTTCAGACGCGCATTGCGATAGCGACCCCCAGACACACCGGCTTCGACTAACAATTCACCTTCGGTGATGCGCAGCTTAGCGCATTGCCTCTGGATGGCGTCGAACCTCCGGTCTTTGTTCACCGGACAGTAGCGCGCCTTGCTGACCTTGCGCTTTGCAGGGGCAAAATTAAGGGCGAACTTGTTCCTGTTGAGTAGCGGGTGCCCAGCGGCACGACACTGCACGATCCAGAAGCGCTCACGCGCCGATGGGTCGTCGGGCGCGCTTTCAAGGATCAGAACATCGTGGTCATTGTCCTTCATCCATACGCCAGCCCGACTGCCAGACGACAGATGGACAGCGATGCGCGCCTCGACATTTGTGCTCATGCCGATGTAGTGGAAGCCGCCTTCCCCAAAGATGCCGTAGATGCTCGCGGCGTCAGCCATCCCGCATCTCCGGCATATCGTGTCCTGCCGCTGCGCCTAAAAGCGCGAGGGTCTTGCGGTGCCTCACGGGCACGCCCTTCCTTTTCCAAGACCATACAGCCTGTCGGGAAATCCCGAAGTGAGCCATAATAGCCCTCATACCAACCCGCTCAACGGCGGCTGCGTCAGGGTGTTTGCTGTCCATGTCAGGGCATGTAGGCGGTAAACTTTTTTTACGCAAGGGGGTTGCGCTAGATTATTTTCACCCCTATTGAGGTCGAGACGGTCGAACAGATCGTTCCACTCAACAGGCGACAAAGGATGACGCCATGACACGCAAAGACTACGAACTTATAGCAGCCGCCCTCAAGCGCGCCCGTGAGCCTATCGTGGGTCAGGAGCAGGAGTTCAACGATGGCTATAGCGAGGCCATGGACAGCGCCGCTGAAGAGTTGGCTAAGGCCTTTGCCGAAGAAAACCGGCGCTTCGACCGCGCCCGTTTCCTCAAGGCTTCGGGGGCGGCGGAATGAGCGTCGAGCAGACCTATCGCGTGAGCATCATGCTCGACGCAGCCCGCCGCGCCCTGCGCGAGCACCCCACCATCGAGGCCGTTCGCGAATGCCGCGACCTGCGTCGCCAGCTTCGGGAGGCTTGAGGTGAAGCGCAGTTTCGAACTCGCCAAGCATCATATCCCCCAGCGAGGAACCCTGTGGTTCGTCGACGAGGTAAAGGCTGATCGGTTCGGCGTATTCGTCGACCCCTGTGGTTCATTCGGCAGCGAGATGGCTGCGCGCCAGTTCATCGCAGAACGGGGAGTAGTGGCGGCGCTGGGTGCTCGGTTCCACGAGGCCGCGAAGTGAGTGCGGCCATGATCGAGCAGGTCCGTCCGCACGTCGGCAACCTGCTGGAGAGGCGCGCTGTCGGCGACAGCCGCCCCTCCATCACCATCGCGATCCCCGGCGCGCGAATGAACGACGCCGACATCCGCGAGGTCGATGATGAAGGCTTCACCCGCTACTTCATGGGGCGGCTGGAGCGCTACCTCTGGGTTGATGTCGCCGACATCACCACCACCACGATCACTATTTGAAGGGCGAACAATGAGCGAGATTGGCAAAGCACTGGGCCAGAACGGCCACACCGAAATCAGCGTGCTGGCAAAGCAGTATCGCGAGGCCGAGGAGGCCTATCAGGACTGGGCGAAGCAGGCGCGCATCAGGAGCGCACAGATCACGCTCGCCGAGGAGGCTGGGGACACCGAGATGGTCCAGCAGATCAAGGAGCAGAAGGAGCGGGATTACCCCTCCAGCAAGTTCGTCCAGACCCACGACGCGCGGCGCGACACGGCGAAGGCGCTTTGCGCGGCCCTCGGCATCGACCCGGCTGATTTCAGGAGTGCGCTGGCATGACCGAGGAGATGAAGAGCAACGACGCGACGCGCTACGTCGTCGTCAACATCTCCGAGAGCGGCTCGATCTCGCAGGACTTCTTCCCCTCGGAAGGGGCTGCACGCGAACACGCCGAAGTCGAGGCGGCGGGCAACGAGGGGTCGACCTTCGCTGTCTTCCAGAAGGTCGGCAGCGCGCGGCTCGAACCCAAGGTGACGTGGAAAGGGGCGGCACGATGATCTGGACGAAGCAACGCATCACGGCCCTGATCGAAGAGGTGGCCCAGAGGGGGGCTGAGGAGGGATGGCGGCCCAAGAAAACCGCAGAGACCGTTCTCGACCGGCTCGAATACTTCGGCCTGTCCGTCGAGCCGGTCTGGATGACCCTCTCGCCGTGGCTGGTTTTCGGCCTCTGGATCGCGACCGTAATCGTGTGGATTTTCTCGTGACGCTTCGGGGCGAGCCTGATCGCTTTGTTACGCCGCGTGTGGCTGGGAGGTATTGATGGGCGACGAAGTATTTTGGGCCGAGGACGAGCAAGAGTTGATCGACTTCCTTGCCGAAGCCGTGAGCGCCAGCCTCGATGTTGATTGGCAGCCGCGTGACGCCGCCTTGTCGATCATCGCCGCGATGCACCATGAGGGCATTCGCTTCGCTCGCACAGAGGATGCGGAAGCGGGGAGCGGTTGGCCCATCGAAGAACTAACGCAGTGGGCCAATGGTTGGACCCGCGCGCCCGTCACCGTTTTGCAGGCTTTCATCGACGCGGGCCTGTGCAGCGATCAGCCACCGGAGCGCGAAGAAACGCGGCTGCCCGCCACCCCCAAGGAGACAGATCATGGATAATGAGAAGGTGCGCGAAACGAGCGCGTCACTGCTGGCGGAAGGCTGGCGTCATGTCGCTTATTACGACGAGGGCCAGTTCCATTGGGTTTCCGGCATCGCACCGCGCGACTGCGAACTTTATCAACGCGTCGATCAGCCCGCGACAGCCCACCGCCTCGCCTCCACAGCACAGCCAGAAGTCAAGGCGCTGGTCGAGGCGTTGGAGACTGCAATAGGTCTGCTCTGGGAGCATTGCGAGGGCATCGCGCCGCGCATTGAACCGCTTGAGCAAGCCCTCGCAGCCTACCACGAGACCCAGCCATGAACGGGGGCAGGGCACAGCAGCAGCGCTGCGACGAACGGGCCGCGCGCTCCCAGAACGAAGGGTTTGTCAGGCATGAGGGGCACCTCTGCGCGGTCGATCCCGCTCCTTTCCGCGAGGCGGCTGCGGCGCTTGAAGCGGGCGGCTCGCTCGAAGAGGCTATGAACTTCCTCTCGGAGCAGCACAGAACAACCCTGTTCTATGTCGAGAAGAGGCCACCTCTTCCGATGCTCGCCAGCAGGGGTGACGAAGCCCCGGCGATACTTCGCCAATGTGCGGATCAACTCGAAGGCCAGAAGGACGAACAATGAGCGAGAAGAAAAACCGACCGACCGGAGCCGAGATGGAACAGTTCGGCACTGTGGGGCAGATCATGGACAGCGAATGGGTGCCGGAAGAGGTGAAGCCGGTTGAGCCGATCCTACCACCCAAGCATCCCGACCAACCAGACTTCCCGCAGCCGGGTATCTACTTCGGGATGCCGGAGGAGGAATACCACGCTATCCCTGCACTGTCGGCCTCCGGCCTGAAGAAACTCTCGGCGTCGTCGATGGACTTCTGGGCGAATAGCTGGCTCAACCTCGACCGCGAAGAGAGCGAAAGCGCCTACCTCGACTACGGCAAGGCGGTTCACGCCTTCGTGCTGGAGGGCGAGGAAGCCTACCTGTCGCGCTACGCGCTCGAACTCGACGCCGACGACTTCGATAACGTCATAACGAGCAGCGACGAGATCAAGGCGGCGATCCGCAAGTTCTCGACAATGGCCTCGGTCAAGCCCTCCGGCACCACCAAGCAAGCCCTGATCGACCAGCTTGACGATCTTGGTCGCAAATATGGCGAGCCGGTCGACCTCGAAGGGACGGTCGCCCAGTTGCGCGAGCGGATTGCCGTGTTCAAGGAAAGCCAGCCCGTCGCCCCGGTGACACGCGTGACCGAGGAAGACCCCGATGGCGAGCAGGTGACGCGCCCAGCGCAGAAGTCGGACCTGATCGCGCAGCTTCTCGACCTCAATCCCGACGCGAAAATCTGGGATCACATGATCGAACAGCACCTCGCAAACAACGAGGGGAAGAACCTGATTTCGGTGAAAGCGGATTACCGCATCCGCCTCGCCGCGCGCATGATCGAGGCCAACCCGCACATTGGCCCCGCATTCAAAGGCGGCCACTCCGAGGTCACGATTATCTATTTCTGCCCCACCACAGGCATCCCCATGAAGGCGCGCTCCGACTACCTGAAGATGCGCGCGGTCGTAGACCTGAAGACATTCTCGAACACAACGATGTCGCCGGTTGACCGGGCAATCGAACGCGCAATCGCAAACTACCGCTACAACATCCAACACTGCATCTACGACGAAGCTGTCGAGGCGGCGAAGGCGATGATCCGCGAGCGAGGTGTGCGGGCGGTCTTCGATTGCGATGGTCCGGTCGCGGCGGTGGCGGCGGGGCGGCAGGAGTTTTGCTTCAAGTGGGCCACCCAGACCGAGCCTTCCAGTTTCATCTTCGTTTTCCAGCAGAGCGGCGTCGCGCCGGTCACGCGCGGGAAGATCATGCCTCGCGGCACAGTCTTCTCCACCACCAACATGATCCTGAAAGAACTCAAACTGCTCTGGCGCAACTGCGCCGAGACCTACGGCACCGACCCGTGGGTCGACCTTGCCCCCCTCGAAGAAATCGAGGACGAACGCATCCCTCTCTACGCCACCGATCTTGGAAAGGACTGACATGACCGACACCACGCAACAGCCTGAGCGCAGCCTACTACCCGCCACCATCGGCAGGGTCGCGGCCAGCGAAAGCAAGGGCTACATCGTCCCCACCAACGCGGAAGAGGCCTACGAACTGGCACGCCTGCTCGAAACCAGCGCGGGCAGCAGCTTCAAAGACCTCAACCAGATCGCCACTGCGATCTTGGCGGGGCAGGAGGCTGGCCTCGGCCCGGTGTATTCCGTCCAGAACATCGCGATCATCAACGGTCGCCCGTCCATGTGGGGGAACGCAATCCTTGCTTTGATCCAGTCGAGCGGCAAGCTGGAGGACTACAAGGTCCAGCGCATCGGCCCCTCGTTCGACATCGACAGCGCCGAGATCAAAGACTGGCCAGCAGACTTCGGCGTGACGGTCACGATGAAGCGCAGGGGGCAGGAGACCCCGTATGTCGGCAAGTTCACCGTGGGCGATGCCAAGCGCGCAGGCCTCTGGATGAACACGCGCAAAAGCCCGTGGATCAACCACCCACTCGACATGCTTGAGCGCCGCGCGCTCGGCAAGGCGGCGAACAAGGGTTTTGCCGATGTCCTCGCCGGTCTCGGGGTGCGCGAAGAGCAGGAGGATTATCACTCCCCGAAAAATGAAGTTGACCACAGCAACCTCCTGTCGGACGAACCCGACATCCTCTCGGACGAGCCGGTCGAAGAGATCGAGGACGCCGAGATCGAGGAGGTCCAAGACCCAGACCGCCTCCGCGAAGACCGCGATGAAATGCGCGAATTGTTCGAGGGGGACGATCAGTGAGCAAGGCCAAGATCATCCCGAGCCACCAGCAGGCACAGGACATCGGCAATCGTGCATTCGGACCCGGCACATTCGTCGTCTTCGAGTATGTGCAGGCTCGCTCGAACCTGACGCTTTTCGGTGCCGAACGCATCTCCGACCAGCGCCGCATCTGGTCGCAGTAATCCGCGCGCGGCGGTTCCCGCGCAAACGAAAGGACGAATACCATGAATGACATCGCCACAATCCAAGAGTTCGCCGTGGGCGCAGTGACTATCGCCGCTGACCGTGAACGTGCCGTTCGCGCTGAAATCCTGAAAGTCGGCGACCCGGTGCGCGTCTTGCTGAAGCCCGACTATGGGGACATCGCCGTTCATACCGGGGTGATCGTCGGGTTCGAGCCGTTCACCGAGCGTCCGACGATCATCGTCGCTTACGTCGAGGTGTCCTACAGCAAGGCCGAGATGAAGATGCTCTACTTTACCGGCGACGAGAAGCAAAAGGCTGAGATCATCGCTGCGCCCCAAGACATCAACATCGAAATCGAGCGCGGGCGAGTGATCGACTGGTTCAACTCGGAGGAGCAGTCGAAACTCGCCGAGATCGAGGAAATCCGCTCGAAGCGCCAGTATTTCCAGCGCTACTTCGGGAGCGTCATGGCTGACGTTCCCCAGCAGATCGAAGCCTGACTTCATCGCACGGCGGCATGGTCAGAGCGTGCCGCCCACGATGCAGCCGCATCTCAACAGACGAAAGAGGAAACGAACATGGCAGTCTATCTCGTGACGAACAAGAAAGCGCCCGAGGGCACACTCCCCCGCATGGTCGAGGCGCGCACCGCAGCCTCGGCGATCTCGCATGTCGCTCGCGACGAATACGGGACCACTCCGATCAGCACTGCGCAGGCGGTTAGCTGGTCGAAGAAGGGCGTCGAACTCGAAGACCCGAAGGCGACCGAGCGCCCCGCCAGCGAGAAGGGCGGTGAAGAATAAGCCTGCGCACCGCATCGCGCAGGACAGGGGCGGCGGTAACTGGCTTCCCGGCAGATTGCGCCGCCCCGCACTACCGAAAGGACGAACATGACTTGGGAAACTTACACAGCGGCTTTTCAGCGAACCTTTCCCAAAGGGAGCAGGATCGAGCAAGTGCGGGGCGGGGTCGATCTCGTCTTGACCTGTGCCGAGGGGCACGAAGAAGTCGAGCACTTCAATAAGCGGATGCCGCCCGACAAGGCGAAGGTCCATCTACAGAACAAGGGCTGGCGCTTCTGGGGAAAGAAAACCCGGTGCCCGACCCACAACGAAAAACAGCAGAGCGAGGAGAAACAGGTAGTGGAAGTTCCCAGCGAGGTCGCCGCCGTAGTGACCCAGAGCAGCACCGATGCCAAGGCAGCAAAGCGTCAAGCCTTCCTGTGGCTCGACGAGGTGTTCGACGAGGATCATGGTCGATACAAGCCGGGTCACTCCGACGAAACGGTCGCGAAGGAAACCGGCCTGTCCGAACGGGCGGTTGCCGAATTGCGCGAGGAGTTCGGCTTCGAGATCAAGGAGCCGCCCGAGTTCCGAGAATGGCATCAGCGCGTCAACCAGATCGAGACCAACATCAAGGCCGTCGAGGTCGGGATGAACGAGCGGATCGAGCAGATCAGGGTCGACGGAGCAGACACTATCAAGGCCCTGCTCCAGCAGACAGCAGACCTGCGCACGAAGGTCGAGCAAACGATCAAGAAGGCTGGGTGGGAATGAAGGTCTGCGCGCACAGGAAGACGGTCTATGCTGGAGCAAGGAAGACGCGCTGCCTCGCCTGCGGCGCGCGCTTCGCCTTCGTCAGCATCGACCCGGCCAACTCACCCCTGTCTTACAACAGCCGGTGGTCCTCTCAGTTGCCGAGGCCCGCCCAGTAATCGCGCCACCACTGCGCGTTGTTGGAGCAGACGAAGAGCCGCCCCTCAATCGTGAGCAGGTAGGCCGTGACCAAGCCGTTGCGCTCGTAGATCGAGGCAACGGCTTTTTCATGCTCGGCGCGCGCCTGCTCGACCGTCTCGACCTTGGCCCAGTCGATCACGTAGGCCGAGGGCAGCGCCGGTCTCTCGGGCACTCCCTCGCACACCATGCGACGAGGGTTGTCGAGGTCGGGCCGTAGCGGCTCGCTCTGGGGCGTCGTTGTGGCGCAGCTAGCCAGCAGGAAACAGGGCGTCGAAAGGATCGCCGCCAGCGTCGAGCACTTCATCAACCTTCTCCTTCTCGCGCTTCAACTCTTCCAAATAGGTGGCCTCGCGCTCCAGCGCGCCCTCCTCCGCGCCTTCGGCAGCGGCGCGGCTCTTCCGGTCCAACTCCGCAGCCGCAGCCTCCCAGCGCGCATTGACCTTGACCTCGCGGCCATCGGCGCGGCTCTCGCCATACGCGAGCACCGCGTAAATGATCGCAATGGCCAGAGCGCCCGCTCCGATCAATTTCCAAGGCAGACCGCTCAGGACAGCCGGGATTGCAGGAAGCGCCATAGAGCCTCACTCTCCTCTTGACCGAGTTACTCGGTATGTGCATTACCCATTTCAGGACGAACACAAGGACGAATACCATGACGAACACAGCGGTCGAATCGCCTGCGCCTGAGCAGCCCTGCCAGTTCTGCGGCGCACCCTTCATATCGAAGGCCCGCAACGGGTCGGGTCTCTATTGCTCGACCAAGTGCAAGGACGACATGGGCAACTTCATGGCGAAGGTCGGCAAGCGCATCGCCGCCGACGCTCTGCTTTGGCGCAGGACGCGCGGGGCGGCGGGCGTTGGCGCAGCCGCCTTCAAGCGACTGTGCGCCCTCCTTGATGAAGGGAACGAAGAGTTCCGTCAGCGCGACGCTGCCGAGGGGGTGAAGCGCCCGCCAACCATCGACAGCTATGTGGCGGCAGTGAACGCGGGCAAGGGTATCAGGCGGGGCCTTGATCGTCATTGACGTGGCGGGAGACATCCATCTCCACGCCATCGCGAGACCCCTTGAACGAAAGCCGCCCGCCCGCGAGCACGATCACCACCAGCACCGCGAGGGATAGCGCCTGCACACCGATCTCGATCAGGAGCGCAGTGCCGAGCGTGTCGACCTGCTGCTCCATCAGGTTGAAGCACGACTGGATCGCGACCTCCGGCCTGCCGGTGGCATACTTCGCAGCGCCCAGCGCGCGAGCACACCAGTCCTGCTCGGACAGGATCGAGATGAGCCAGATCGAGGTGCCGATGATGAACGCGCTGGTAATGCCAACGGCTACCAGCGCCCACGTCCTGATCGCATTACGGATCACTGGACGTTCCCGATGCGGTGATCGAACCAGCCGAACGCGAAGTCCTCGAACCGGCTGTCGTCATCGGCGAGGGAGAGGTAGTGCGCGCCCTGTAGCGTGTCGAGCGCGCGCAGCAGGACGGTCGAGCCGCGCGCGCCGCGCTTGGCCAGAAAAGCCTTGAGCGCCCTGATCGTGGCGGGACCGACTGCACCGTCCTCGGCGATGTTGGCGTAGTGCCGACCGCGAGAGTTGAAGGCGTTGAGTGACTGCTGGAGCCAGAGGCCCGCCCGACCGACACCAGCGTTGACGCCCGTGTCGATCAGTTCCTCCGCTACCTTGATGTCGAGCGCGGCTACGTCATCGAAGTTCGGTGCGACGACGTAGCGGGTCCAGTAGATCGAGAAGGCAGTCGAGCGCGGCAGGTCGCGCATGTGCCCGAGATAGCCGTTCGCCCGCGCGACGCGCTCGGTGATGCCATACTTGGTTGCGCCACCGGGGTCGCTCGGATGGTCGACGAAGCCGCCCTCCACTTCGATCACACCGTCGATGATCTTCTTCAGGCGAGGGTTCATTGTTCATCCTTTCCGAACATGGCGTTGAGCATCGCGAGCACGCGCTGCCCGAAGAACTCGACCGCGAGCAGGCCGGAGAAGCCGAGGCCGATGCCCCAGACCACCGCCATGCCGGGGCCGAGTGGAGTGCCGCCGCCAATCTCTCCGGTGACAATCAGGAAGAGGATCACCAGAAGCAGGAGCGTGAGCGAGACCTCCTGCACCCGCGACAGCTTGCGCAGAGGAGGGGGAGCAATCACACGTGCGAGGATCAGCCCAGCCACGGAAAGCCCCAGAGCCATGACTGGAACGTCGATCCCTGCGATGGTGACTAGCGCTGGTCCGATGCTGGGTGCAGCTACGGCCAGAAGGGTAGTCAATTTCATGCCCCCGCCTTTGCAATGGTCACTCCTATAGCAATGACCAGCACCATCGCGGCAATCTTCACCTGCCCCTTGATGGTCTCCCATCGGGGGCGGCTCAACAGCACCCGCGTCTCGCGGACAAGCTGCTGCGGGAGGACTTGCATCCCCCACGCAGAAAGCACGGCGGCACAGACGAAGGGCGCGACCGTAAGCCCATCACCGATGCGGTCGATTAGAACGAGGCCTTCCAGCGTCGCGCGCGACACTTCGCCATACGCGAACAGCACGATCACGTCGGGCAATGCGCCGAGCAAGATCGTGAAGAGAAAGCATGAAATGATGATCCGATGAATACTCAAGGGCGAGGCAAACGGAACCGGATCGCAGACGCGGTTGAGTGCGACCTTCTGAACTTCCCGACGCGCGTGCCAGTCAAAGAGGAACTGGAGCAACATGGCCACCGACAGCGCACACACCAGCGTAAGGCTGAATAGCGCGAAGCCGTAGGACCACGGGTTGCCCTCGAACGCGGGCGGGAAGTCTGCCAAGAAGGGCTTCATCACGGCTCTCGAATGATGATCGAGAAGGCCTTGTCGGTGAGCGTGCCATCGCTTGCGCGCGTGCGGACCTCGACGGTGGTGTTGTCGGTCATCTGGGCGCTGATCTGGCCATCGGTAGTGATGGCTGTCACGTCGATAAGGACCTTGAGGTAGTCGTCGACCGCGCTGTCGAGCGTGATGGTGTATTGGCCATTGCCGCCCTTGACTGCATCGCTGGTAATGTTGGTGCCGGTGTTGCCGCTGAGAACCCCGGTCGACCCGAAGCGACCAGCAGCAGACACGGCACCGCCGCCAGCAAACGCGGTCCACGCCCATGCGCCAGCAGGAGAGGCCCGCGAGTAGAGGCCTTCGCCAGCCTGCGCACCATTCCAATAATTCTGGCCAACACCAAGGAGGCTGTTCGAGTTGGCGACCAGCGCGGTGGCCTTGCCGATCCCGGCTTGGTCGAAATACTTGTTGTCGACGACGGTGTTGTCGCCGCGCGTGCGGATGAAGTTGAGCACGCCATAGATGCCCGAGTATTGCGGGTCGCCGGGATCGCCGTTCTTGATGCCGGTATCACGCAGCGTGTTGCCGATCAGGTCGATATTCTGGGCAGAATAGATCACGTCGACAATGGTTCTCGTGGCCAGCGCGCCCTGCGCAATGGTCTCACCCACGGTGAACAGACCGCCGCTCGGCGACGCAATGCCAAGCCAGCCGGGGCCGGTCGCCCCAGTCTCGCCAAGCCTGTTGAGGATCGGCCCGGTGTTCGGTCGGATCGAGGTCAGCCAGCCCTGCGACACCTGTTCGGCGCTGGAGGCGCTGGAGGTGGAACTCACCTTGCGCGCGGTGGTGCCGCCGTTGGTTCCGTTCTGGTCCCCGTTCTGACCGACGACGAAGCCGGAGAGATCGTTGACATAGACGAACTCGATGCCGGAGCCGATGTTGAAACTCTCGTGCGTCAGGGCGACGAAGTTGCCCATCACGAGGCCGTTCTTGCACCCACGCGAAAGCGATACGCCTGCTGCGCCGGAATACATCGAGCGGTTGTGCGAGAACTCGAAGTCATGGACGCCTTGCAACACGATCTGGTCGGCGGTGCCGCCGCTCAGATAGGCAGGCGGCTCGCTTGGGCGATTTTCAGGATCGACGCCGATTGCGAGGTTCCGCAAAACCTTGGCCCCCTCGACGAACGGGCCGCCATTCACCGAGCGCAGGACGATAGCGAAGGCCACGGCGGCATCGGGAGTGTGCGAGTAGCAACGCTCGACACGCACATTCTTTGCCGCGCGCTTATTGGCTACATCGGAGTAAACGTCGATGGCGTAGTCGACAAAACGCTTCACCTCCACGCCTTCAGCGATGAAGCCGTGGACGCCTTCGGCGCTCAGACCGGCGCTGTCATTGTTGCCCTTACAGTCGATCACGAGGTCGAAGAACGAGATGTCGTTGCCCCCGCTCTGCGCCCTGACGGGGCGGTCGATAGTCGCGTCCACGTCGATCAACATGCGATTGCCGTGAACCTCGACCTTCGAGGGAGCCTCGATATATTGGCCGCTGCCGAGCGATACCTGCTGCGTGTCGTCGCCGAACACGTCGGCCCCGTTCGCCGCGCCACCCGCCGCTTCGAGCGCATACTGCAAGCGGTCATAGGCCGTAGACCCCGGCTGATCGGTGACGTAGGCGCGCGGGCGCACGCCGTCGAGGAGGTCGCTCACCAACACACCCTTGTGATTGATAAGCGCAGAGCCTTTCGTCGGATCGGGAGACGCGAGATCGGGGCGGATCGTTCCGTCATCGCCAGTGCCTTCCACCGCCACGGGATCGCCCTCAGCATTGAACCCGAGGAAGTAGCCAGCGCGGCTGGCCTGCGTCGGCAGCGTCAAGCCAGTCTCCCCGAGCGGGGCCGAGATGGCGCGGCCAATGTCGCGGCGCAGGGCGCGGTCGCGGAAGGCCGAGCGGTCCAGCGCGGAGTTGATGACCGAAGCGATCCAGTCGCCGCCTTGCGAGAAGTTGGTGCTCTGCGTGAACAGCGGGTCGAGCAGGACATAGAGCGTGGTGCCGTCCGCTGGTGCCACGCCGAAGGTGACTGTGCCGCCAGTGCTAGCGGGCGTGTTCAGCGTGACAGAGTAGAGAGTGGGATCGACTGTCGAATAAGACCCATCGGCCTCCACGAGAATGACACTGACCTCGCTGCGGGAGGGTGCATCGAACTCGAAAGGGAACGACGTGGTTACGCCGTTCGGGAAGAGGGGGTCGGAGATTGCTTCGGGAGTGCTGGTTGCCATCAGAAATGCGCCTTTCCTGTTCGCGCCTTCTAGGCGGCCCCCGTGCAGCTATTGAATCGCCCGCCTCAGTCCTCCGACACCCTACCTTTCGTTAGGCCCTCGAACCATTCGCTCATGTCGTCAGGGTCTTGGTCCCCTTCCGAGACATCGACGATGAACTGAGCGGCGCTCGCGAACTGACCGGGGACGAGGCCGGTTGAATATCCGACGAACTCCAGCGTGTTCCGCGTCGCGCGCTTGGTCTCCTCGCCCTCGACGATGTTGCCTGCGTCGCCGACGACATTGATCGCGCTCTCGACCGCGCCCTGCGCCGGGGTGAAACGATAGCCAAAACTGGGCGCATCTGTCGCGCGTGCCCACGCCGGTTCCCAGATGTCACGGACAACCGGGATCGGGCCGAGCATCTGGCTGACCATCTTGCGGAAGGCCCACCACGCGGCGTCCTCGTCTTCCTCGGGGCCGCGCCCAGACAGGAACTCGGCGAGCAAGGGCGGAACAATGAAGAGGAAGAACGCCCGCGACAAGAGGCCGGGGAAGGCGGCAAGGTCACGGTCGCGCAGGGCGCGATTGCTATCCCACATGAAGCGGCGCTGGCGCTGATAGAAGGCGCTCATGTAGCTGTAGAACATCGTCAACAGCTTCAGCGCGCCGCCCCACTGCCCGGTGCCCCGAGAGACAGCAGCCAAGTCCTTCGCTTCGGCGTTGCCTTGCGACAGGCGAACAGCCTTGTCGCCCTCGTAGATCGCCTGCTCTTCGGTCGCCCCGCCTTCGATGGCGCGGTTGTAACCCCCCATCCACGTCGGGATGGAGACCATGCGGTCCATGTAGCCGATGCCGTGGAAGGCGAACCGCTTGGCGCTGGTCAGAGCGTCGGTGGCCTTACGCTGGGCACTAGGCCGAGCGAGGTTGCGCAGTTCTGCGTTGATGTCGCGATCAAGCGTCTCGACGCGCGAGCGCATCTCCGCCGAACGGCCCATGACGAAGTTGAATGTGTCGATGGGGTTGGCGCTCGCCTTGGCGATCTCCGCAGTCATGCGCGCAGCGCCGACATACTCCATGCTGTTCGAGAAGCCCGCAAGCTGCGTCATAATTGTCGTGAAACGGAAGCCCATACCCACGACAGTTGCGTTCGCCCGTGCCTTGGTGAAGAACCGGCCCCACCCCTCGTTGCCCGCGCGGTCGTGCGCCCACTGGTTCGCGATGAACTTCAGCCAAGGGCGGAACTGGGCGGAGTATTCAGGGCCGAGAACCGCATCGGCTTCATCCATGACCTCGGGGTCCGACAGGATGCGGTTGGCGTTGATAATCACCTCGCGGTGGGTGATGTCGTGGATGACCTCACCCATGTGCCGGTTGATGACGCCGAGGTCGAGCAGGATCGGGCGCTTGACCGTTTCCGAGCGCTCCTTCGTCGCCGAGGCGCGCGTCGTCGCCCTGACGGTCTTCGCGCTCATAAGGTCGTCGCCCAGTTCCTCGTAACCCTTCGCCTTGCGGTCCTTCGTCGTGTCGTAGATGGCCGGGTAATAGCCGCCGCGCAGCGCACCGAAGGGCGTCTGGATCGCGGTCGCCTCGATCTTCTCCGGCTCGACGCCGTTGACCCGGCGCTCCATCGCCGCGATCTCCGGCCAGAGTTCGTTGATGATGTCCCAAGTGCGCTGGACGAACTGCCACTCGCTTTCACTCAGCGTGTCCATCAGGAACTTCTCGACCTGACTTTCGCGCAGGCCGTAGCCGTCGACGAGGCGCTGCCGGTTGCCAAGGTTGCCCCAGTTGAGCGCCATCGCGATCACCTGCTGGCGGGTCAGCACATCGGGCTTGCCGGTGCGGATGTCGAACCACCCCGGCGTGATCTTTTCGTTCCAGCGCTTCAGCGTCTCGTCGTCGATAGTCTCCATGTTCGCGCGCATCTTCGAGTAGAAGTCGCGGAGCATGTCGCGCTCACGGGAGGCCGCGTCCGAGATGGGGCGGAAGATGAGCCGGTTGAAGACGCCATCAGGCTTGCCGTTGTCGAGCCGGTCGAAGATTTCCTCCATCTTCATCAGCGCCGCATCGGCGTTCGCGACGCCCGACTTCACGCGCTCCCAGAACGAACGATCAGACCCGGTGGGATCGAAGCGCCCCTTCGGCTCCTTGCGGCCAACCGCGTCGGCCTGCTCGCTAATCTCGCGCTTGATGGCTGCGAAGTCGCGCTGGTCCCGATTGTCGAGGAGGCGCTGCTTGAACCGGCCAATGTGGACGACCTGCTTGACCGCCTCGTCGAGACCGAGAAGCTGCTCGATGGGCAGGCGGGTCCAATGCGTCGTGCCGATGCGTGCCTCGAACTCGGGAGGAACCACGATCTCGAAGCCCTCGGCTTCCTGCGCGGCAACCCACGCCGACCACTGGCCCTGCCGGTCAATGCTGGCTTGCGAGCGCGCCTTGAGGTCGACGGCCTCCATCAGCGCATGTGCCTGCTCCAGATAGTCCTGATCGACCGACGCCATCGTGCGTTTATCGGCGACCTTCTTCATGCGAGCACGAGCCGCCTCGATCTCCTCGTTGGCAGCCTTGGCTTCAGCGTAGAGTGCGCTGGAGAGCATTTGCTGCTGCTTCGCGCGCAGGGCGGCTTCGTGGTCTCCAGCGGCCAGAGCGAGTTCCGCCTCCTTGCCCGCGCGCGTGATAGCGCGCTGGTGGCGCTGGAGGGCAGCCGGTGACGCCTCGGACGAATAGTCGCCGGAGCGCACGCGGCCACGCGCCCACTCGCGGGCCATCTTGTATGGCGTCGGGCGCTGACCAGTCTTGCGCGAGAGCGCCTTGATCTCGGATGCCTGCACCTCGCCCTGCCGCTCGCCGTGGAGGGCGGCGCGAGCCTCCTCCTCGATCTGGCCATCGGTCATCGGATCACCGAACTCAGCCGCCATCTGCATGTCGACACGGTTCTGGATCGTGCGGGTCTTAAGGTTGCGCTTGTCACCGCCGTCGACCGCCGCCTGCTGCTCTGCGTGCGCGGCGATCAACGCCTCGACCATCGCGGTCGCGGTGCTGTAGCCTGAAGCTTCGGCGATCATCTCGGGGTCGGAGCCATTCTCCTGCCATACAGGCGGGACGCGCACCGGCAGGCGGTCGAACACGTCTTCGCCGAAGGTCTCGACCAGCCACACGCGGTCCATCCGGTCGCGGCGCAGCGTCGACAGCGCGCGGAACAGGGGTTCACCTTCCACCGTGTCGGTGACGCGCTCCTCCACCTCACGGCGGCGGTTCTGGTAGAGGCGCTTCTCGCGGTCGCGGATCGCCTTCATCGCCTTTTCCAGCACCTTTCCAGATGCCTCGGCGCGCGCGTTGGCGACCTGCTCCTGATAGCTGGCGAACTCGCCCTCGCTCATACCTGCGTCGGCGGCGCTGTCGAACAGGGCGTTGAGCGCCTGCTGCTCGCGAGCGATCTCGATCTCCTCGTCGGAGGCAATCAGGCGGTCGAAGACCTCTCTGATCTCGGGCGTGATCGGCGCGCGCAGCCCGGTGACGCTCTTGTAGATGTCGACCAGCCAGTTGCGGAACGCCTCGAAGGCGCGCTGGAGGCCGATGGCCGGGGCCTTGCCCTCGCGGAAGTAGCGCTCGCCGCCTCGTGCGAACATCTCGTGAGCGCCGACCGGGATGATGCCGTCACGCACCTCGTGGCCATTATCTTTGAACCACGCAAGCACGGTTTCGTAGTCGCGCTTCACCTGCTCGCTCGCGTTCGGATCGGCGGCGTCCTGCTTCAGTTCCTCCAGCCAGAGGTGCGAGACCTCGTGCAGCAAGGTCGAGAGGTTACGGTTCTGGAACAGTTCGATCAGCGCGCCATCGGCGGTGTCACCATCGAACAGGATGCGCCCGCGCGGCCCGTCGCGGTGGTCGGGCTGGAACAGCGGGAAGCCGTTGACCGCAGCCTCGCGCAATTCGGGCGTGATGTCGAAGCCGAGGTTGGTCGGAGCGGTGCGCTCCACTTCGCGCAGTTCTGTTTGCAGCGCGCGATATTCCTCGATCATCGGAACCATCGCATCCCAGTCTGCGGTCTTGTCGAGCATCGCCTTCTTCTGGTCGAGTTCGGCCTGCCACTCGGCAAGGCTGTCTTCGGCCCACGTCAAGCTGCCGATCTCCAGTTCGCTTTCGGGAACTCCAGCTTCCTTCTGCGCCAGCGCCGCCTCGTAGTCGGCGCGGCGCTCGGCGATCTGGCGCTCGCGATCCTCGATCCAGTTCTGCGTGCGGCGGCGAGCCTCCTCGGTCTGCTCCTTGATCTTTTCCAAAGCGCCAGCCGCATTGGCTACGCCAGCACTGTCGGCGCGAAGGGCAGCCATCCGTTCGACGATCTCGTCTCGCCTTGGCGACGCCCCTTCGGCCACCGTGCGCCCCTCCACGCGCAGCGGCTTCACCTTCACCTTGTAGGGTTTGAGGAACTTGTTCGTCATGTTCGGCAGGTTGCGACCGTAGAACCAGTCCACGTTGTCGTTCATGCCGCCGTTGTTCTCGCCCTGCTTGACCCACGCGACCTGATCGAAACCCTCGGCAGCCGCCCACGCGGTCACGCGCTTCATCACCAGCACGGGCCAAGTGTCCTTGAACGGCGCATCGGGGATCGAGCCGCCGCGACGGAGGTTGTCGAGTTCGTTCTGGCGAAGGCTGCGTTCGCTGGCGAGTTGTCGCCACTTGGCATACTGGAGGTCGGCTGCCTCGCGCTCTGCGCCAGCCTCGTAAGGGCCGAAATCATTGGCATCGAGCGCACGCCTAATCATTCCGGCTGCATGGAGAAGCTGCATGAAGCTGCCTCTCTCAATCACGTCGCTCTCGACATAATCCGCCCGCAACTCGTTGCGCTTCACTCTGACGAAATTCTCGACGGCAGCGGCTCCGTCTTCATGGTCGCCATAAGTCTCGATGGCTTCTTCCCTGTATCCATCGAGCACGCGCTTCAGGGCAGGACGCAAAGCCTTCTGGAGTTTTGCGAACACCACCTTGGTCTCTTCATCCACCACTTCGAGCGCCTTGTCGGCACCAGCGAGGGCCTTCTCCTGCTCGCGATACTTCTGGGGGTCTGCTCCCCGCTCGACGGCGTTCTCGAACTCCCGCGCCCTGTCGTGCTCGTTGTCGGCCTGCTCGAAAGTAGCCAGCGCCTCGACAATCTTAGGATCGGACTGGCCGCGCTGTCCCCGAGCCGCCGCGAGAATATCGGTATCGCCGTAGCCGCGATCCATCGGGATTTGCGCGTCCATGGTTTCGTTCGCGATCTCGCGCGCCTTGATCGCAACAGGCATCGTCAACTCGCGTAGCGCAGCCATCGCCTGATTGCGCTTCTCGCGAGCAGATTGCTCCAGCGCCTCCGCCTCTTCTAGATCGGCGTCGGATGGCCCCCGATTGTAGCCTTCGTCCCGGCCCATCTGGTGCCAGTCCGATTGGATTTCATCGAGAAACAGGATGCGCTCACGGTTAGGCCCCCGAGCCTCGAAGAAGCGCGCATGTGCGACGACGCCCTGATCCTCCTGCGCATCCCAGTGGGTTCCCGTGACATAATCGTTCGGGTTTCCGCCCTCGCCGGGGGGGAGGGTGATGAGGAGTTCGCGGTAGGACTGGTCGCCATTCCCCGACAGGGAGTAGTCCTGCCACTTTACGTCGCCATCGCCGCTCTCGCGCTCGCGCTCCAGCAGGTATTCGACTACCTCGGAGCGAACCTCGTTTTCCCATTCGGAATACGCCTCGCTCTGGGCGCTATTGTTCATCTCGTCGGCCTCGGCCTGCGCATCCTCCTCGCTGTCGTAATCGGTGCTGTCGGCACGATAGCCACCAGCCTCGTAGATAACCCACGTTGTCACAGGTTCGCCGTCCTCGCCCTCCTCGGCGCGCTCGGAGACGTAGAAGGGGCTTTCCCAGTAATCGTAGAACTCGTATTCGCGGTCCGCGATGGTCTCGTCGACCGACGCCGGGTCAAGATCGTCCTCGGTGATAGGCTGGAGCACCACCTCGCGCACGACGATCCCCCCGCGCTGGATGGTCTCGATGACCTGCGCCTTCTCGACCGGACCCTTCTGCACCTCCAGCCAGTCGAGCAGGCCGGTCCATTCCAGTTCCTCCTGCTTGACGCCGGGGGCCTTCTTCAGCGTGGCGATCCACTGCTGGGCGGGCGCGCGATTGGCAGAGACAGCCTCAGCCGCGCGTTCGAGCGCGGAGTAGAAGATCGTGGCTTGTTCGTAGGCGCGGATCGCGATGCGGTTGTCGTCGAACACGACGTAGTTGAACGTGCCGTCTCCAGCGTCGCGCGAGCCGCCGTCGAGATACTTGATCCCGGCGATGCCTGCGTGAAGCATGTCGAGCGAGGCGAATTTCTGCGCCGTCGAGTGACTGCCAGTGGAGGGCATCATTTCGCGCACCATGCGGTTGTAGATATCTGCCCCGGTGTCTTCGAGTTCATATTCGCGCCGCTGGGAAAGGAAGTCGCTCGCCTGCTGCTTCACATATTCCCCGGCCCCGCCCATCGCGTCGAGGGCGTCATCGTCGATACCGTTCTTCTCTGCGTGCTTGCGGGCGCGGTCGTAGAGATCGCTCTCGTTGTCGATCATCATGCCGATGCCGCGCGTCTCGCCACCATTCAGGCGCAGCGCCTTGCGAACAATGGCGCGGATCGCGGTGTCCTCAATGCTCTCGATGTCGGGCTTCGTGACCGGATTGGCGAGGCCCATATCCTCAAGAGCCTTCCTTACAGGCTCCGGCTGTTCGCGCAGCGGGCGATCCCACAGCAGGTATTCATCGTCCTCGGGTATCTCGACTTCGTAGAGGCGACCTCTCTGGGTTTCAGCACCGGCCTCGACAAGATCGTTGATGATGTCCTCTGCGGTGCTGTGCATATTCGCTTCATCGGGAGAGGCATTGTAGGGTGCCACCCCCGCCTGAAAAGCCGCATCCTGAAGATCAATCTTGCCGTCTATCCGGTCAGCGATCTCAAGCGCGTTGATAACAATGCGGGCCACCTCCCGCCCCCGATCACCATGACCATCCATACCGGCGAAGTCGGCAACCGCTTTCCGCGCTTCTTCAGACTGCCGCACAGGAAGCGTGTGGCCATCAGGAAGAACGAGCGCCTCGCCGCCCAACTCGTCCCGATAGAACTGAGCGATCTCCTTCTTTCCGGCGAAGTAAAGCCCCCATCCATACGCCTGCGCGCCCTCGCCCGTGCCGATGGCGTCGAGCGAGAAGCGGTCGAAGATGTGCGGGCTGCCGTGGTAGGCGGGCTGGAATAGTTCGCGCCCCGTGCCGAACGCCTCGCGCAGCCGCGCCTCATTGGCATAGCTGATCGGCTCCAGACCTTCGAGGTCGGCGGGCTGGTCCCCGGTAGAGACGCGCTCCATCGCCGAACGCTGCGGGCGGGCGGTGGTGCTGTCGCTGGTGGGAGCCACCTTGCTCTGGAGCATGATGACGACAGGCACGCTGGTGATGCCTGCGCGCTTCAGCATCGTCATGCGGTGGCGGCCCTCGTGGCCGACGACGCGCATCTCCTCGGGCAGCGTGATCGTCGCATTGTCGTCGCTGTCGATGTCGAGCACCTGCCGCTCAGGTTCCACCTGCGCGATCAGGAAGATCGGCTGGCTATTGGCTCGCATACGGTCGAAGTCGACTTCGCCGCCGCTGTATTCCTCGCCCTGCGTGACGCGCTCTTCGATCAGCGCGCGGCCCTGCTCGGATGCGGTTAGGCCGAGGAACTCGTCGGGCGACATGCGGACTGCATACGCCTTGGTTCGCTCGGGTTCGCTCGGGTAGGCAAAGGCGCGCAAGAGGTCGTCGACGCGCTGCTCGGTCCAGCCGATGCTGGTGCCTTCTGCGGCAGAAGTCGCAACTTCACCGGGGGCGAGGACTTGCTCGGGCTGCTCATAGATCGGGGCCATATCCGCGACCTTGCCCTCTGTCGAGGTCCACGCGGGCATCAGGCCGGTCTTCTGGTCGGCGAAGACGGTCTCCTCGACCGGCGCGAAGCGGTTGGTCTCGCCATGCGGGCCGAAGTTGAGCCAGCTATTCTGGCCGCGCGTCTCGGTGGTCATCGCGCCCAGCGCCGCCCCGGTGTAGAGCCGCGCGTGCGCCTGCCATGCGTTCTCTTCGCCGTCGTAGCGGAAGCCCGCGCCCTCAAGCCCGTGGCCGAAGGCGTCATGCACCGCGCGGAACAGGTCGTTCGCGAGCACCGGGACATCTTCACCGGCAGCGTTCTTCCACGTCAGCCCGGTGTCGGTCAGGAGCGGGTTCTCAGCGGGGTCGAAGGTGTCGTCGGAGCCGAAGCCCTCGGAGGTCGAGAACACGCCCATGCGCTGCGCATCGCGCAGTTCGCGCAGCGCGTTGAACGGCGACTGCGCGTATTCGCTGTCGGGGTCGAGGAAGTAGAACTCGTAACCCATCTCGACCAGCACGTCATACTGCGCGCGGGTCTGGGCCATCATGTCGGCGTAGGCTTCGGCCACAGCCGGATCGCTGGGCGAATGCTCCATCTCCTCGTAGGCCTGAGCGAGACGCGCCGCGCGCTCCTCGTCGAAGGTCTCCTTGGTGACGTATTCGGCCTGACGCCGGTAGTCTATTCCGGTTTGTTCGGCGTAGGCCTCTGCTGCTGCGACGATGCCTTCGATGGGGCCGTGGAAGCCTTTCGCGCGCGGTGCGCCATCGAGCGCCTCGCTCCTTCGCGGAGAGCCGCTTCCTCCTCGCTGATCTCCCGCCCGGTATTCACGTCGGCCATCGTTTACTCCTTGCTCTGCCAGCTTGGAGATGACCTCCCCAAGCTGCTCATCGGTGAGGTCGCTCGGGGTCCAGCCCCGGCGCTCCAGAATTGTGGTGAGTTCGCCCGCAGCGGCCCGCGCACGCGACGTGCTGCCCTGCTCGTTCCCACGCAGGATGGCAAGCACCATGTCCTGCTCCTGCGCTGCCAGCGACCGCTGGAGTTCGGGCGGCAGGACCATGCGGACATTGAAGTCCTCGACAGCCTGCTCGGCGTCGCGGCCCGACCGGCTTTGCCTGTTGATGGCGCGAGCGGCGAACAATTCGGCCATCTGCTTGGCCTGATAAGGCGCATAGCCACCGTCGTTCTCCAGCTTTTCCTGCAACGACGACACGAGGCGTTCGCGCACCCCCTGCTGTTCGCCCTCAACGCTCTGCCGTGTGGACACCGCAGCATCCATCTGGGCCGCGATCTCCTCCTGCCCTTCCTCGAACGCCTGCGCCTCGCGCACGGTGTCTGCCCCCGGCGTCAGGCGCATGTCGTCCTTCAGGGTTTCCCAAGCGCGCGTCCCCGGCATGGAGGTCAGGGCGATCTCGACCGGAACCGCGATGTCGCCGCCAGCCGCCGCCGCATCGAGCACGTCGTCGGCGAAGGGGGCGAGGGGGTCGCTTTCGGGATTGTAGTCGTCCGACTGCATGTATTCGCGGGCGGCCTTGCCGTCCACGAGCACGCTGGTCAGGCCGCGCTCCTCAGCCATGTCGCGCATCAAGCGCGCGAAGCCTTCGGGGTCGGTCTCGCGCATCGCGCTGCCGCCCGCACTATCCATAAGTTCACGCAGGGCCTTGCCCTCGGCCTTTGCTTGCCGCGCCATGATCGCCTTGTTCGCCATGCCGAGCGAGACCTCGGCGGTGCGCCCGATCCCGCGCGTCAGGGCCACGTTGAGGCCGGTGCCCGAGACCGTGCCGACCAGCGTAGCAAGGGCCGCCTCCGGTCGTTCGGCCAGATAGTCGCCGAAGGTCTTGTCGCGGTTGTCGGGCAGGACGCCCCAGTCCACGAAGTCCTGCGTGATGGTCGCGATCTGCTCGCCGGGGATTTCCTGCCCCAGCGTTCGCATCAGCGTGCGCCCGAATGGCGACTTATTGACGATGGCGTCGACCAGCGTGCTCGCGGGCATCTTCTCGGTCAGATACTCGATCCCGCCCTGCACCGCGCCGTAGGCCAGCGCGCTCGTGCCGGTGAGGCCCTGCGCGCGGGCGCGCTCCAGCGAGGAGCCAGCCACGGCGGCAGCCGGGATGCCAGCCGCCACGCGCGGGTTTCGTGTCAGGGCGGCAACGACGGACACCGGGACGAACTCGGTGCCAGCCAGAGCGGCCTCGACCCAGAAGTTGTCCGAGCGGTTGGCCGCGCGCGTCGCGTCGGCGTATTCGATGAACTGGCGCGTAGTGTCGCGGCGCTCGCTCTGACGGCGCTCCAGCCATTCGTCGGGGTCTTCACGGAAGCGAACGCCAAGCTGCTCGCCGACGATCTGGATCGGGGCGCGCACAGCGTAGCCAGCATAATCGGCGGCTTGTTCGAGCGGGTCGGTGATCGAGGAGCGCAGGCCCCCGGCAGCCTCGCTCGTGCCTGCAACACCAAGACGCGCGGGCAGCTTGCCGAAGAAGTCCGCGAACCAACCGACCTTCTCTTGTTCGTCGACCAGCGAGGCGGCGGTCGCGAGGTCGCCCTGCTCCAGAGCCTTGGCGACGGCAGGCGAATTGTCGGACAGTTCGAGCAGGCGCTTCGCGCGGACCATGCGCTGAGCGGCCTCGACATCCGAGATGACCTCGGACGGCTTGACCGGCGTGCCTTGCGTCAGCTTCTTCGCCTTGGCGGCAGTCTGCGCATCGGGGGAGGCAGCGAGCGTCTGGGCCTGCTGCTCGCGCTCGATCTTGCGCTGGCGTCGCATCTCTTCGGCCAGCGGGTTGAACGTGGTTTCGGAGGGCAAAGGGCTGCCGCTGTTAGCGGCGTTCTGCCTCATTGCTTCGCGCAAGGGGTTGTTGGTCGGGGGCATCGTGAAGCAGGTCTATGCCCCACACGCCCTCCATTGAATCTCAGGGCGTGAACTGGAGGTAGTGGACGATCTCGGCTTCGTTCGGCGCGCGACCGAACTCCTCGCGGAACGTCTTGACGACCTCCGCGCGGCGACGCTGGAGGTCTTGCGCGGCGCGCTTGCGCGACACCTCCTCGACACCTTCGACGAACTCCCTCGAACGCTCGACCCGATCCGGCGCATCGTAGCGCGGCTGCTCGTAGGTGTTCGAGAACGGGCCGAACGAAGAGCGCGTCTGCACCTTGCCGAGCGCGAAGCGATAGGTCTCGTTGTAGTCCTTGTCGGTGAGTGGCTTGCCGCCATTCTCCTCGCGCGCTCGGTAGGCGGCTTCGATCATCAGCGTCTTGATCGCCACCTTGTCCTTGTCTGAATACTTCTCTTCGTCGAGCATGGTCATACGGCTGAAGGCCGAGTTCACTTCATTATGCGGCGTCCACTCGTTCTGCTTCTGGCGGATCGACACTTGCCGCTTGGCGAGCGTGCGGTATTCTCCCGGCGTCATAGCACCGGCCACCTGCGTGATGTCGGTGTTCGCGAATGCGGCGGGGTTCTCGACCGACAACAGGTCCATTGAGGTGTAAACCTGACCATTGGCCTTGCCGCCTCCGCCCCGAAGCCTGTCCTCAACATTCTTCAGGGTGATGGCATTGCCGGGAGCAAGGTTGTCCTTCACCGCGTCGGGCATATTGTCGAACCGGAAGTTGTCGCCCTGCTCCAGCAGCCACTCCTGCGCCGCCTCGTAGGCATCGGCCTCGCGCTGGGCGATGAGGTTCCGGTCAAGGTTCATGCGCTTGGCAGCCTCGGACCACGCACGCTCGCCACGCTCGAACGACCATTCGCCGCTCGCGACCTTGGCGTCGATCCCGCTGCGAATGGCGCTCTCGTTCCACTGGCGCGGGGTGCTGGGCGGGGACATGGGGCTTGCACCGTTGAGCCATGCCAGCGGGTCGATCTGACGCCCACCCTTGTCCTTGACCTCCATGTGGAGGTGCGGCCCGCTGGAGTTGCCCGTCGAACCCACGGTGCCAATGACGGAGGCCCGCGTAACACGGTCGCCTTTCTTCAGCGTCGAAGGATGCTGCATGTGCATGTAGGAGGTCATGGTGCCATCGGCGTGGCGGATGCGAACGAAATTGCCCCCAGTCTTGCCGGTGCCGACCTCCACGACCTCGCCTTCTGCGGGCGCTTGGATGGCTGTCCCGGCTGGTGCCGCGAAGTCGTTACCGGCAGAGCCGCGCTTGAGGTGCGCAGAGAAGTTGTCGGTCGTCTTGGCGTTCGCGACCGGGATGACGTTGGGGGAGGGTGCCGCGCCAGAAGCCCCCTCCCCCTCACTGGCGGCAGCCGAGGAGGTGCCGCCGCCAGCGACTTCCATGAAGTCCGAATAGGCCTGCCGTGTCTCCAGCGGCCCTTGGATGGCCGACTGGATCGAGGTGCGGTCAGCCGAGGTCATCTCGTCCATGTTGGCGTCGAAGTATGCCACGGCCAGATCGAGGTCGCTGTCAGGGCGCGTCAGCATGTCCTTGAGCACGCCCGAATGGATGCCCGACTTCGCCTGCCGCACCATCGACTGCTTGATCTCGGGAGACCAGCCGTAGAAGTCGGCCTGCTCGGCGATGATGTCATCGACATCGCGCATGTAGCCACCGAACGCATCGGGGTTGTTGATGCTGCCCATCGCGTTCTGCGACGCCTCGCCCAGTTCCGCCTGTAGCGTGGTCTCGTGCAGCTTCTTCTGCGAACCCATGAGGTGCCCGCTCATTTCGATGCCGGTCTGGGCCTCGAACGGGTCGATCTGCTCCGAGAGATACTGCCTCTGACGCTGGCTGCTAACGCTGGAGCGATACTTCTCGCCCAACTCCTGCAACCGCTTGTCGTATTCAGGGGCACCGTAGAGCGCGTCCTCTCCTTCAAGCTGGGAGAACTCCATCTTCAGCGCGGTCGCTTCGCTGCGGTATTCCAGCGCGCGCTTGCGCGTGGTGATCCGGTCGTAGTGCGCGTTGATCTGGTCCTGCGCCTCAACAGCCTGACTGCCCGCGCGGCCAAGCGTCTGGAGGCCAGCGGCGACCCCGCCAGCCACACCGCCGCCGTCATTGACGGCCCGCAGGCGCTCGCTCGACGGATTGATACGGTCGATCTGCGGCTGGTATTGCGGCGCGCGAGGCATCAGATGCCAGCCTTCAGCTTGCTATACTGGGTCGCCCCGCCAAGCATCGTCGAACCGGCCTCGAAGAACGAACCGATCATCGCGCCCTTCCCGCGTGAACGAGCCGCGCGACCCTCGGCAATGTTGTTCGCGACCGAGCGATCCAGCCCTCGGATGTTCTGCGTCCCCTGCCGCGCAATCAAGTCTGCGTCTTCGCGAGCGAGCATGTCAGTGTCCTCGACGATCTCTGCCGCCGTGCCGAAGTCCGTCGACACGCCTCCTGCGGCTGCGGCGAGTTTCTGCTCGCCCTTCAACTGGGCCACCCTGCGCCAGTGGTTCGCCAGCGTGCGCTGCGTGTTTTCCTTCTCGACGGAGATGGCCTCGCGGTCGAGTGCGGCGTTCTGCTCGGCGACCTGCTGCTGGTATTTGCCCATCGCATTAGCTTGCAGGCCTGCCATGACCGCGCCTGCCGAAGAGATGGCGGCGGCACCGATGGCAATAGCGGGGAGGGCGGCTGGCGGGCACATGGTCAGGCTGGTTCCTTCCTGAAGGTTTGAAACTTCACCGCGCCGAACTCCTGCTGCTGGTCCTCCACCTCGAAGCCCCACTTGCGCAAGAGCCGTATCGCGCGGCCATTCTCGCTGGACACTAGGTTCGACAGCGTGAGGTTTGAATTATGGAGCCGCGAGATCAATCCCGGCCCCCACATGAGCAGCGCGCGACCGTGGCGATACACCTCGTCGGTGCCGAGAAACCACGGCCTCCCGTCGCCGCCGAGCACGCTCTCCACTACGACGCCGAACATGGCTTCTGGCCGTTCGTTCACCAGCGCGGTCCACGCGATGTCGGAGCGCATCAACCCGTCGCGCAGCGCCGCTTTCGGCGACTTGCCGAACGCCTCACACTCGCGCCGGTCAATGGCGCGCATCCGGTTGGCGACGTGGTTGATGTGCCGCCAGCGGGCAGGCACGAGGCGGATGTCACTCTTCAACGATGACCCCCGTGGCAATGTTGAGCAGCGTGAACGGTGCCGGGAGTTCCTGCTTGATGAAGACGCGCGCCTCCTTCCCGCTCTGCCCCTCCAACGTAATCTCGTCGCTGGGGCCATCGAGCAAGTTGAACGGACTGCCCCACTCGGAGAGTTGCTGCTTCACTTGCAGGAGGTGGTTTGCATCCGGGCCGACCTTCACGGGGCCGCTGTTCTGAAGCACGAGCACCACGTCGTCGGTCTGGTTATTGCGCCCCATGTTCGATCCCATGCCCTTGAGGTCAGCGCGGAACGGAAGGGTCTCGATCTCGACATCGTAGGGCAGCCCGATGGCCACCTTCGAGGCCGTCTGCTCGTTCGGCAGGGTGAGCGTTCCATTCGTGACCGACAGGCCGCGATAGAAGGCACCGTCAGCGACCACGGCGACATCGGTGCGGCCCTCTAGGTGGGGCAGGCCGGTGAAGGCGTTCTGCGGCGTAGAGAACTCTCCTGCCACGAAGAAGTCGAGGAACGTCGTTTGCTCAATGTCATCCCAGAGGAAGGACGACATGCGCTCGATATAGCGCTTGCCCGTGCCGTCCACATCCCGCTCGATGATGGCGTAGAGACGGTCCTCGCCGCCTTCTGAGATGGTGCAGATCGAGAGAACCGTGCCGTCCGTCTCCATCCGGGTCCAGCCCCACACTCCTTGCTCCTGTTCCCATGTGAACGCCAGCAGCACGCCATCGTCGCGCAGCGCCCAGATGATCGAACGCGGCTCGCGCGAATAGGCCCAGTCGACGACGGTGTTCGAGAGGAAGAAGTGCGGTGAGAAGATCGTTACGTCGTTGGTTTTCAGCCCGTCGATGTCGAAGCTGTAGCCGACCGTGCGAACGCTGCGCCGGTTGGCGGGGGAGTAGAACGCCACATTGTCGACGAGGATCGGGCGCAGGGTCGAAGACCCTTGCCCCACCTCTGGCCGGGTCGATAGCGGCGAGGTGGCAGAGAGCGCCCCGCCGCTGCCGTCGCCGTCGATCAGGAACAGGCCGTTTTCGGTCAGGGCCGTCAGGCTGGTGCGCGAGAGCAGTTGGTTCACCGGGTTGGACTGCTTCGAGACAATGGCAGCCGAAAAGCTGTCGGTCGCGCGTGCAGGGCGCGAGCGGTCCATGTTCTCCAGTTCCGAAGGCCCCGTGCGCGACCCCCAGATGCCGTTCGGCGCGTTTTTGGTGTTGGCCCAGATGAGGCGCTGCTCAAACAGATCGACGACCGAAGGCCGGTTGTTCGCGCCAGAGAACGGGTTCTCCGCGCGCGGCGGAGCGCGATCAAGCTGAGGCGTGATATTGCGGTCACGGAAAGTGGTGTCTTCGGTCGTCCCGATGTAGCCGTAGAACTGGTTGTTGTCGGCCCTGTAGACGTTGTAGCGCGTCGCGTCGGCGACCGAGTTCCACGTCACCTCGTTGTAGTTCCGCTTCAGCGAGAGATCGTTCGTTCCGCTCCCGCTCGTGCTTGCGCGGCTCTCCTGCCCTGTGTCGTCGCTAACTGCGGTCACAACGTAAGCGGCGGGCTGCGGGTCATAGTTCGCGCCTGAATTGTCGGCGTCTTGGTTCGGGTTCGTGACCGCGACTGCCGTGCCAGTCGGCGCGTCTATGTCTGGCCCGAAGGTCAGCGACGAATAGGTCCAGTCGGTATGGCCCGCACGCAGCAGTTTCCCCGGTGCATGATTGCGGTGCGCCAGATACATGGTGTCCGTCGTCTGAGCATAGTTGATCTCATCGACCTCGCTGCTGTTGAACGGCGAGCCTGTGTAATATGCGCGAGAGACCCCCATGCATTACTCCAAATCGTAGTCGAAGCCGGGATAGCGACCGCCGCCACCGCCACCGCCGCCAGTGCGCGGCGGAGGAGAGGGCGGAGAGGGCGGAGGGACAACCGGCGTCGGAGTTGGCGTAGGCGGAGCCGAGTTCGTCGCCCCTCCGGTCGCCCCGGTGAAGAACACGTCCCCGGTGTTCACGTCGATCTTGAAATTGTA